ACTATAACCGAAAAGAAAAACCCGTGTCAACCCCCTTTTTTTTGTATGGTTATTGGGTCGATTCTGGCCTGACTGAATGTTGATCAGGCGCCCGTGATGCGCGCGCGTGCGAATAGCAAAATCCATGCCAGAAAATCCATCCCCAACTTATCAACAGGCTGTTGATTGTTTGGATAACCCTACGTTTCCCCTATGGGGCTGGCTGTTGATAACGTGTGAAAAGCCGCAGGACGCGCTAACTTTATTTTGGAATGGTAGGGTAAGGGAAAGCCGGAAAACGCGCCTACGGGCCTGCAAGGGGCCTGCAAGGGCCATTCCGGGTTTACCCTAGGCCGACTCGTTTGGGCTTGCTGGCTGTTCGTTGGCATGAATCTTGCTAGGCTCTCCGATTATCTCAAACAGTATATACTAAAGCCAGATTCTAGTATAAGCCTAGGTTATCCCCTTCGGTATATACTAAAGCCAGATTCTAGTATCTCCGACCTATAATATTATCTCACCGATACCCTGAAAGGTCTTCTATAATACCCGACATAAGTCTTATATAAGACCTAAGATACATCTTATATAAGACCAAAGATACTATACTAGTATCAAACAGATAATATTATCAGTATTAGGGTTTTCCCTAATTTTGGCCCCACCCCGCCTCGAAGATCACTTTTTGCTCAGGTTGGTTTTCCTTTTCTGGTATACCCTAGACTGCCAAGGGTTTTTTGATCTAAACCAGCCAAGGGTTTTTTAGTCATGATGATGAAGAATCATTTCATGAACGATTGAACCTTGTTTTGAGTCCCTGATATAGTCAATTGCAGTCTCTGAAATCTTAAGGGTACAAATCCATGTTTGTGAATTCAGTCTTTTGTCGATGCTCAGGAAAGCCTCAAGTTCAACAAGAGCAGCCTTCTGATGTACTTTAGTTGGGTTGACGTACGCCCGACCAATACAGAGGATCTCGTCGAGGATTTCTTTTGAAGAGTTAAGCATTTGATTTCCTTTATTTCAGATCAGGGATTGATCCGATAAATAGACTTTAACAGAGAAAGGCTTTTTAGTCCTAGGTGTAAACCCTAGGGTTGCTTGTACATACAAAGAAAGACCCTCGTCAAGCCCTGTTAGAGGCTCTCAGAGGGATTCTTTTACTCTACTGATGAAGTAGCCTTAGCGCAGATGTACGGGGCGTTCCAGCGACCAATATGAATGCTCATGTAGTACGAGCAATGAAAGTAATCGGTCATGATGTCTGACTCGTCCCAATGCCCTTCAGACAGGATCTCTTTTACCTTCTTGATGTACTCCAAGGCAAGCCCATCAAAATAAGAGTCTATGTAGTAATGATTGACTTGAATGTACTTTTGCTTCTCAAGATCGTCAGCAAGTTTATCGTACATCTGTGCCTTGAAAGAGCCACTCAAGAACTCTTCACGCATAATCCTTACAGCATTTCCAATCAGGTCAATCTCACCTGCTGAGATAGTAACCTTAATGGTGCTGGTGTTTTTGCCTGAAAGCGTAGCCTTCATTCCGTATTGCTTGTTCAGAGCCTTGAGAGCATCGCGCTTAGAGTCAATGATTTCTGAAGTAACGTAAGCCATTTTGTTTCCTTAGTTGGTTGAGGATCGGCTGTTGTTGATGAGTTGCTGAAGAGCCGATGAAGAGAAGTTTACACTATTTTGGAAAAAAGGATCAAATTTTTAGAGAATTTTTAGGATTTTTGATTAGTTGTAGAAATGCAACAGAACAAAGAACCCTACCAGAACACACACCATACCACCAATGAACTGCAAGAACATCAAGAGGTATTCCATCAGAAGCCATCTCCGATGTAAATCAAATTGTTGTTTTCGTCAAGGATCTTTTTGATGGTGTACTGTGGCTTTTCTTCTTGGAAGCCACGTACAGCATTGTACAGTCGATCTGATGTATAAGTGCTAATGCCTTTTTGTTTCCCAGAAACTTCGATCCATTCGATGAAGTATACCTTAGATTGCGATATATTTTGGGTCATGCTAGTTCCTTTTGATTAAATTACAAAGATGCTTGCTTTTTTGTCTTTTACTTGCAAGAAAGCAAGGCTTGCCTTATACACAGGTTCTTGAGTATCTGTATAAATAAAATGTGCTCCCATATAAGGATTGTACTTTACATTTATGTAGTAATCTGGAATTACTTGTTGAATAGTACCAGCAGACAATACCGTACCAACGCAACCTGCATGAACATTCTTTTTCTTTTCACGAATGACACGCTGACGCCCTGCTTCGCTTACCTTAAAGGTGCAGTCACGAAGTTGAACGTATGTAGCGTGCATAATAACTCGACCTTTGTCTGGGCCTTCAAGTGCCTTGAGACTGAAGCATTTCTTGTGCAAATTGAAGTAAACGAAGACTTTCATATATTTCCTAAGTTGTTGAAATCAATTTCTTTATCAAGGTGTCGTAAATTGATCTGGTTTTGAATACAATCTAATAAATTCAGATAGTTTATTTAAATTAAAGAGTACATCAGAAGGAACAGTACGTGAAAGTTTAAATCCTTCATACTTCAGTAACATCATTAAAGACTCTCTGCGGCAGTCTTCTTTGACAACCTCAAGTAAAACTGCAAACTCTTTCGCCATATCCCAATCAAGAACTTTTGACATAACACTTGTATCCTTTTATATAGAGACTTTAGTCTAACTTACTTTTCAAGAGAAAAGGATCTTTTTTTATTTAATCTTTAAGATGATGCTTTCTTAAAGGTTTTATCCTTTAAGATGTTGCAATTCAGCAACAGCATTAGCGCAGTCTGCTACTATATCAAAAAACATATACTTTGCGGTGGCTTTTGCTTCTTTATTTTCTTCTGATGGGTTCAGGCTGTAGTCAACGCAGATGTTTGCGTACCTGAGTGCAACCTCTGCAAGAGCAAGCCGCAGCACGATTGGAAGTTCTTGGTTGTCTGTAGCGTTCATGTCAGTTCCTAAGTTGATGAAGAAATTATACCTTGCTTTTGATCTCTGCAAGCAACTCTTCAAGAATTTTCTTTTCTTCTTTCAGAGCAACTCCGAGAAGAACTGCTACACCTTTATCACCGTTGCCATTCTGGATCAACGGAGCAAGCCTAGCAGCGTTTGATGGCTCGAAGCGAGAACAGTCTGTGATACCTGCCCATTGGGGTTTCCCCTCTAGTACTTTAACGTAAATTGATTCTGCTGTACGAATGACTGTGTTATTTCCCAACAAGGCATTCTTGTAACTCTCGATCTGTTGGTTGATCCTGTCTAGATCATTTTGCATGATCTGGATGATTTCATTCACAATTTCGGATGGGATGTGATCTATTTTCATCGTTTGCTCTTTTTGCATGATATTTCCAGAAGGAAGTTGATTACAGAAACTTAGTGTACATCAATTCAAGAAACAAGGTCAAGTATTTTTAGCAACCCTTTGCGTACAAGGCTCAAACGCCTTTTGCATAGTTCCTAAGGGTCTTGATGTACTCGCTGTAGACTCGACCTTTCGTGTTGCCTTTCCAAGCAACCACTACTGTACCAGACTTCTTGACGCCAAGGAAGACGCCTGTGTTACTTTTTTCACCAGCGTAGATGTGTTGTCCAGCCTGTACGTACTTCAAAAGTTCGACAGGAACTTGCCAGATATCGAAAGATGCTTGGTATTTCATAAAAACCTTTAAGTTGATCAGAGGCTTGATTGCCTAACCGATGAAGAGAAGTGTAAAGAACTTGATCTGACCTTGCAAGGCTTTTTTGATCTTTTTTACAAAATCGTTTTAAATTTTTAGGATGTTGTTGCAGAGCAACTTGTGTTGTTAGTGAGCCACAACTGAAGAAGGAAGATAAGAATCCTTGACAAGGCTTACAGAATGCACTACGAAAGTTTCATAGCCTAGGATCTGTGCTTTCACAATTGCTTCTTTGTGCAGAATTTCGTCCATTACGTCGATTGAGTAATAATCCGAAAAGTAACTAATCTTTGTTGTACTAGGTACACCAATAGCATTTTCTTTTCTTACTGTCATCAAAGCAGTATATTTATAAATCATACAATCTCCTTATTTGATACTGTCTTCTAGACCGAATAAAACGTGATTACAGGCGTTCTCAAGCGAGTGGTATACCCTGTGTTGCTCTGCTCTATTCAAGAGCCTTGTAGACCCTATACGCCTTACCCTGAGGTAATGCTCTTTCAGGACTACCCTGTTATTCTGGAATAGAAAATCTAGTTCTTTGTTTGCTTGCTGATGAGTCCATCCATCTCGAACTAAGAAATGAATAAATACTTGGATGATACTAGGTTTGTACAGTACATCGTTCAGGTATTTAAGTACTTGGGTATCAGGTGGTATAGTATATAAGTCAGGCATGACAAATCCTAATATAAGTATAAATTAAAAAAGACCCTCTCGTAATTAAACGAAAGGGTAGTTCTTTTTAGATATCTGACTCTAGATCACGCATCGTAATTTCATATTCTTCCATAATAGCCATGATCTTTTCTAGAGCATATTGCTTACGCAGTCGCTGCTCTTCTTCAGAGAAGATTTCACCGAATGATTGAATGTTTGAAAGCACTTCATTATTCGATTGGTGGTTTGCTTGAGCGTTTGAATTTGTTTCCATGATGATTTCTCCAATTTTATGTTTAAAGGGCCATTCTTGATTATATCTGTAATCTTGCGTAGATTTAAGAGTACTCATAATAAAGTTAAGTTAAATACTAAAGTCAATAAAAAGATCGTCTTCATTCAAAGCAAGAGTCTCCCTTACAGAACCCATGATCTCCTTTGGTTGATCAAGCAGGACTGTATGCTGAACTACACCACCGTATTTTACACGGCTTGATTGAACTGTACCAACAACTAGATCGCCTGTCAAGTACACACCAGAGACTCGCTGGCCTTCTCGATCCCAACCACCGTTGCTGCTGATGCTGCTGTATGGTACGCTCTTTTTGTACGCTACGCTGTTCTTCATGATGTTCTTTCTGTGCTCGTTTAGGAAGACTAGACTTTATCAGGTCTACAAGAAAAAGCAAGAACTTTTTGAAATCTTGACTAAATTTCTAGGGAATAAAAAAGAACTTGACAGACTTGTGTTTTTGATATACTGAAATGCACTACAGGATATCACACCCCCGCCTAAGATTCTCACCTACAGGCCGATATGTTTTCTAATGCATTTCAGTATAAAAAAAGAAGGCGCATAGGCTCTGATTCAAACAGCGTCGTAGTCTTGTCAACCTGTGTATCTCACTACACCGACCTATGCAATATTTTAAGAGAGTCTAATTCGTTTCAATGCATATTCTTAATAATTCTCTCTAGATCAAACATCTCTTCGCTTTCACGAATATCAGTAATGTACCACTTACATTTACCTTTTTCAATCTTCATGAGATAAAAATAATCGCATTCTTCTCTGTGTTGTTTTAGATCATCAACTGAAGCATAAAGGCACGAAGAAGTATTTGACTCACCTCGATCTCTACCGTAGAAAATACAAGTATCTTTTTCTGGTGAAAATCCTGAATGATTATTCTGAACTTCTGGTACTACGTTATTGCCCAGTACCAGCAGATCACCAAGATCAAGTAACTTTTCAAGACTTTCTTTATTGAAACTCTTAAGTAAGACTCGACCAGCATACATAGGTGAACCATCATTATGTAAATATACTGCACAAACAGATCCATCTTTATGTACTAACCCAATCATTGCTGTAATCTGCATTGAGTATCCTTATATTACCACCAACTATTATAGTACACGACTTTACCTTTAGAGATATAAAGCAACGCACTTGCAACGAAATCAAGATCATCTTTTTTATCTTCTTCAGTATAATCTAGAGTACCCCAGAAGAACCCAGATACAGGAGTAAGTTTATTTTCGATGATGCACTTTTGAAGTTCAAGCAAATCATCCACCGTAAGAATCACAGGTACACAATTAAATTCTTCAGTACCTCCCTTTGAGATATAAAGATCTGCCATCCACTTGTGCAAAGCATTATTCTTTCTCCAGTACTGAAAAGACTTTACTTCTTCTTTTCGAGTAAAAGAAAACTCATCAATAGAATCTTCTTTGTCGATTGCAAAAGCATACTGATCTAACCCCATCTTAATCTCCTTTAATTTTGTGTCGAGTTACTTCAATGATATCTGGGTGTGATTCTAGACCACAAGTTAAGATAAATACTTGCATATCATCTTCTGATTCAAAGTACTTGATCCATTGATGATCGTTCTTGAACTTCCATTCTACACTATATTTGTACGTATTGTGCATCTTATTTCCTTCAAGTAAAAAAGAATTGTACTACGCACGAATCAAAACCATCTTCAAGATTAAATACCTTAGCATTCTTGACTTCGTGTTCGATGTTGTAATGATACTCATCATTGAACTCATCAAGTTTTTTCAGAATCTCGATGCACTCTTCCTCTGACGAGGCAATTACAGACCACATACCACCGTATTCTGATCTTGGGAATTTTACCCAATATTCTCCGATAAACAAGAACTTTTGCATTTTTATTCCTTAATAGGTAAGACTTTATCTTCTTTCTTTTTATCCCTGTGCTTTCCTGCTTTGCGTTTAATACTAGCAGGTACAAGAGGATTTCTTGGTTTCTTACTTGGTAAGATCATAGATGATACAAAGATATTTTTCACTTGTCAACCCTTGTTGTAAATTATATGTTTTTTGATGTACCACTTTTCTACAACAAGACCTTCTTCATTTTCATCAACTGCTATATAAACTACAGTCTTCTTGACTAGAGCATAACGTGTTCCACCTACCATGTCAATGATATGCGTGTATCCTTTTTCAATAAAGAACTGATCTTTCTCAGGATCACATAAAGAGTAACTGAAAGAAAGCCCATGATCAACTTCAACGAACTCGCCAATGATTTTAGAAGACATCCTGTACATAGCAGTTTCCTTAGAGTTTACCAATGTCGGATGACACCAGCAACGATGAACAAGTTTGTAATTATATACGAAAGTACGATGAAAGAACGAACAACAGCAACTTTATTTGCTTCAGCGTCTGTGTTGCCTGACTTCTCACCAAGTGCCTTAGCCCAGAACCTCCAGACCGACACAAGAACTTTACCTGACTTTTTTAAGAAAAACATACAGACAAACCCTTATTACTTTTGTTCTTTTTTTGATGTATAGAACAGATGCCGACCAATCTTCTTGACGAAGATCTTACTCTTTGCCCACCTAGGCTTAACCTGAAGTGTATGATACCACATTGTGCCTTTAGGAAGTACGCTAGAAACCTCTTTAACGCTCTGCTGTGCTATTTGTTTTGCCAAGTAGTACTGCCGTGTATCCTTTTGATTTAAATCGCTTAAATCGCCTTCTAGGATGTTTCTTGCGTACTTAAAATCTACCTGCTTTACCCAACTGAATTGGTTCTTGTCAAAGACTACGCTACATACGTCTTTAGGATAGAGTTTAGACTTGAGTCTGTTATATGTCACAGCAGCAACTGCTTGCATACCTTTCATAGACTCACCTCTTGCTTCAAAGAATATATTAGCCGTCATGCATTGTGTTTCTGTATACCTTGGCATGGGAAAGTCAGATAAAAGATGACAGTATGATAGTAATATACCTGTAGATATTACCCTAACGGTAAATAATTTAAGATTCATGCTTTTATTTTATGAATTATTACCGATAGGGTAATCTTATCAAAATGATAAGTTTAGTAGTTATCTTGTCAAGATGATAAGTTTATGCAAAGAATCAATAATCCTCGCCTGTCTTTGCTTTTCGTTCAGCAGAGTAATCCTTCTTCTTTTTCTTTTTGTTCTTTTGCTCTTGTACGTAATCATCAAAGAGTTTATTCTTTGCTTTTTTATTCTTGGTCTTTTCTCCAGAGAAGGATTGATCGTACTGATTAGAGTTAAACATTGCGTTTTGCATTTAGTTTCTTAGTAGTTTAAAGGTTGAAAGTTTAAAAGGTTACTTGTTTCTTCTTGATTTGCTCAATTAGAGCAGAAGCCTGATCGAATGTCAATCCGTTTTTTACAAGAACGATAGGGTTGTCTTCTTTGTCTGACTGACACACAGCAAACAACTTTTTGTCAATGTCGCTCCTGTACATCCTATAGTACTTGCGGTTCAAAGGCTTGTCGTCGTCTTGCAAGGCTTCTTGATGAATATTTTCCATTTTGTTTCCTTAGTCCCAGAGTGAGTTAGATGATTTGTTTACCAGAGACAGAGACTGCACTATAGACTGCACTACGTCTTGTTCGTCCTGCTCTGAGATGAAGTATAAGTCATCTTCTTCTTCAAGGTCAATGCTTTTTTTGCTTGTTTGAATGTTTTTTACAGAGAAGTTGTTGTTTTGATACAACTTGTTAGACTTCTTCATTCATTCGCCTTTACTAGAAATACATCAATGTCAAAAAGCAAAGACTCGATAACAGGGTTTGTGGTTTTAGACCCCCGTAGGAAAGCATTAAGAACTCTTGCTGTTTCGTGCAAAAGACCAAAGGCTTCTTCTGATGAAAGGATACGCTGTAGATCTCGTGTATTCTCTGTACTAACTTCTACTTTGTACTTCATAAATAAGTCTCCTTTAGTTTATTAATAGCCTCGTACATTAGTGCTTTTGTAACCTCAATCTTTAATTCTAAGTCATTAATCTCTTGCTCTTGATCTTTGATAACCTGAAGAGCAGTTCCAGCAAGAGTATTATTATGCCATGCAAATTCAGCATTGAGTTTCTGTTTTACTTTCTCTACGTATAACTTATTCATTATTACATAAATCCTCTATCCCGTAAAGCCTCGGCTACTCTTCGATGGATACAATCTCTAATGAATTTAGCCACGCCGTGCTTGTCAGAGCCTCCACAATGCTTAATCCAATCTTGGGCTATCCTTTCAGTCTCCTGAACTTGACCCTTTGCATAAGCATGATTGAAGATCTCTTGATGAAGTTTAAAATCAGGAACTAAAGTTTCAATAGCAACTCTAGTTTCTGGAATAGATTTAGTCATTTAAAATTGAACCTTTATTAATAAGACCAGTCAACATCGCTTGTACTCTTCTTCTTTAATTCTGGAAAAGTATACTCGTGTAATGAAACCAAAGAAAGTAAACAGTAAACTATAGGTGTACTAAATCCACTTCTTGTATCTGATCTAGTATCATTAAGTATAGCGTATATCATATCAGTAAATTCGATTTCTCCCCAAAATAGTTCTAATTTTTTAGAAACGTGAGGATGATTAGAGTTAATCATTAAATAATTGAAATCGTCTTTTAGAACTTGGATATCTTTTTCTATAAGCATAAGTCAATTCTCTTTAAAAATTAAGGATAGCCACAGTAAATACACAAATAATTGGTAAGACCATGTTCCAAAAAAAGTTGTGAAAGTTCCATACTCTTGGATCAAGAGGGTCATCCCATCGCATATTTTCTCGTAAACCTTTACCATACTGTGCAATCCACCTGTACTCGGCTTGTGCATATTCCCTCCCAATGAAAATACCAGATGCTAGTATAGCACCAACCCACCAACTAGAAAATATAAAGAACAAAATAATTTGTAGCACCAAGGAAATTACAGTATGTTCTAGATTAAATATAAGAGTATTTGTTTTAGTCATAGATGTTCACTTGGTATAGTGTAGTAATTGTGTACTCGCTTCAGAGCCTTTAGCATCTTCTTTACTTCTTTTGCTTCTTCTTCTTCATCATAAGAATAAAAGGGAACCCCTAAGTCATTATTCTTATATGAATAATAAGTCTCTCGAAGAGACTGAGCAATATAAGTATCTAGTAGTTCAAGTACTAATCCATTTTGAATATCATTCATATTAATCCTTTATTTGATTACTCTACATTTTTCCAATTACAACCAGCCCATGCTTTTGCATTAACTGCCCTGACGTACTTAGCGTGTTCTTCTCTCATAAGATCTGTAAGAAGTTTATAATCATCAGAGTACTGTTTTTCTTTATCTAGAAAAGGAAGTACAGACTCTAGTCTTTTCTTTAAGATTTCATCCATTTTGTTAATATACTCTAGTACTTTATTTACTTCAGACTCAGAGTACATTTCTTGTAGTACTTTAATTACAGTATTATTATAATCGTCCCATTCTTTCATTTTATTCCTCGTAAAGTTCTTTGCAGATGTCAGAGTATAGCGTACTTTTTATTTCGTTCTGTACTTTTTCTGGCAGTACTTTGTTTGTACTGGAGAGCAAGTACCTAGATCTTACCAGAAGATTTCTTGATTTGTAGTCATTTTCTATAACTTCTTTAAGAAAAAGTGCAGCATCTTGATCTGTAAAAGACTCTCTCTTTTCTAAGATAGAGATCAACTCTTGTAGCCTTTGTTTTTTTGTCTTAGTTAGCATTCTTCAGTCTCCGATAAAGAGAGAGTCTATAGATTTGTACTTAATCTTCTCGTAGCATACCAACCGCTTCAGAAAGTAAAGTAATAAGTTCTTCTTTTGTCTGTACTACGATTTTTACAGACCTCCAATCGTTATTAATATCTCTGCCACCTACTTCAAACATATAACCATTGTCATAAGCAGTAATTGTATAAGTGTCACTTACTTTATGTAATTTATCAGCAATTTTCATTTTTAATCCTTTAAGTTGTTAATGGGTAATACATCTAGAACTTTTGTGTAGTATACCATAAGATTTTCACCTGCTCTATCATATACTTCTTCTGGTTTAATCAACTCAGGTTCAAGTCCTGCTACAAAACAAGCGTAGTCTCCTAGTGTATCTAAGGTATCTTGTGCCATAGCCCTTGCTCCTGCAATATAAGCCTCTTCTAGCCACTCTAGGATTCGTTTGTCTTGCATTATACCTGCTTCGCAATAGACATAGAACTTTTCTGATCTAAGTTCAAAATCATCTTGTTCTTCGTTGAAGAATTTCTGAAACTCTTTCTTTAGATCAAATTTTGTATAACGTGTCATGATTCAACTCCAAAGTATCGTTTAATAAGAACTCCATCATAAATAGGTTCGTAGTGATTGTCAACAAGTTTACAGCAATCTTTAACGATTAGTTCAGCAAAATGCCTCCAATCAAAGTCTCCAATGTACTCTCGATCAGATCCATGCTCTTTCTTTAGACCTGCTTGCTTTGCTAGTTCTAACATTACATCTTGCATTGCCTCTTGCATTATTGCACCTCACAAATTCCAAAATGATTCTTCAATTCTGATACACATCGAAGAACTTCCATGTCTTCACGGTTATTATCACCCATATACCGTTTCTGTACAGTATTGATACATTCTTGCACTATTAGATCAGCGAACTTTTCAATGTCCATCATTGCTGGTATCACGCTGTTACCCCATTCACCAGCACCTGCCTGTAGAGCAAGTTCTCGAATTAGTTGATTTACCATCCTCGTAGTTCTCCTAGATCATTCTTCAATCGTTCATGAAATGATTCTTCACCATCATCACCAGAAACCAACCAATCAATACGCTGTGCATAGATAATAGCCTTTTGTAGATGCTTTAGCCCAACCTGAAATTCTTTGATTGTTTCTTTAGAATAATGCCGACCAATAGGATAATCATATGAATCGAGTTCTTCAGAATCGTTATTCAGAATACATTGCTCGATCATATCAGCAATGTACTGAATTCTGTACTGATCGTAATTAAAATAACCACCGGACATAATTACTCCTTTCTTGTATTATTACAGAACTTCAATTTCTTTTTTGATAGACTCTCGACCATCTTGGTATGCCATCTTAGAAATATATTCCATTCTCATAAAAATCTCTGCTGCTTGAGTAAATGAATCAAGTTTAATTTCTAGTTTAGGACTTCCTACTACAGTAAAACAAGCAAATCCATCTTTACTTTCTGTAGTACCAATCCAACTAAATTTTACGTACTCTTTCATATAAGGTTCCTCTGTGCTCCATTGCATAATATTATACCTTTAGATAAAGATAGCCCTTGGTTTAGAGTTTTTATCAAATTCTACATCAGAGCCTATCCCATGAGCAATTTCGATATCTCTTGCAAAACTTAGAAGATCTAGTGTACTTGGATTACCGGGTAAGCACTTGATCATCAAGATGATATGATCAACTTCTAATGGTGTCAAGTTGTTTTTTTCTTTTTTATTCACACTACTTCTTCTTTCCACCAAAGTAAGGAATAGCATGACTTTTGTCAATCATTACCTGATTTACTTTTTCACCATTTACGTAAATATCAGCAAGATATCTACCGAATTTTTCCTGCCCGAATGATTGAATAGTTACGTTCTGATTCAGAACAAGACTAGCAAGATACTCCTTAGCCATAACTGCTTGTTTACGAATCTGTTGACATGAAGAATGCAACTCTGGAGTATCAATACCATTAAGTCGAAGTCGATTACTCCACTTTATATTAAATCCCAGATCAATCTCAGCATCTACAGTATCACCGTCTACTACATTAGTAATAAAAGCATTATATAAATAAGTATCTTTTTTCATTTTATTCCTCTGTTGGTTTACGAATAATATTCAATAAAGTAAAAGTTGGTTTTGCTGATATAGTAACACTACCTTCTGTTTGCTTAAACCTTTCTTCTCTAATATTATAGTACATTTTAGGTGGATTAATCTTTGGTGATATTGAAACAAGATGCTCAATCTTTACTGCTTTACCTTTTTCTAGAGATTCAATAACTACATTAACTAAAGCGGTCATGATATCTTCTACTTCGTACAAGTAAAACCCAGACTTCTCAGCAATCTTTTTGATTAATGCTTTACCGTGCAGCATCTTAACACCGTAATGCTCATCTGGATTAGTCTTCTTTTTCTTTTTACTTGATTTAGGTTGTACGTCTAATTCTTCTTCTAGATCACTCATTTATTTTCACTCCATAGATAAACATCAGACCAAGCAGCAGGATGAAAAATCTCACCCTTGAACTCTCCAACCATAGACTTACAAATACTATACATACCATCTGTCTTATAAAAGAGATAAGGTTGATCTGGAACTTCTACAAAAGATATTACTGTATACTTCTTACAATTATATAATTTATCAGTATCTTCAGTCTTAGTAAAGTTACTTGGATTCAAATCACATTCCATATTATACCTTTGCAATATTTACATCAAAAATCTTACTAATAGCCTGTGCTGTTTTCTGAGCAAGGATACGATGTTCTAGTTGAGTGCCCTCTTCACAGCGTACATCGAGGTAGTGAATGAAACTACGTACTGTACCTTGTACGTACAGCCTAGACATCGTAAGACCCTCTGGAAGCACAGAACGAGCCTGTTCTTTAGCAATTCCATTTGTCACAGCCCAAGTATAAGCCTTCTTTACTTGAGAAAGCAAGGAGATTTGCATCTCATCCCAAATCTCGATAAGTTCTTTATCGTCTGTCTGGACACTATTCTGCCTATTCTTAGGGTCTTGTAGCCTTGCTTCTCTGGTAACAAAGTTCAAGTCTTTAGTAGGGTCTGCGTATCGTTGACTAAATTCTTGAAAAGTAAAACTACGATGCCGTAGTAATTGCCGAGCAATATCTCGTGTAGTCTCTACTTCTAGAGTAATACTAGCCATCTCAAAAGGTGAGAAGTGCTTATGCTTTAGAAGATAGTTAATAAGTTTATCTGACGTTTCTGTATTAAATTGATTACTAGGATTACTTACTCTTGCACAATAAGCAACTAGATCTTTAATAGACTTGAATTGATCTTTAAACTCTTCAGCAGGTTGTGAGTACGCTACTAGTTTTGCTTTTGTGAATTCATTACAGGTTGTCATTTATTTCTCCTTGATTTCAAACTTAGACACAACTATATCAGCATCTTCTAGCAATTGCAAGCCTTTTTCATCCCTGTAGTTCTCTAAATACAGTACCTTTTTTACACCTGCTTGGATTAGCATTGCGCTGCATTGAAGACAAGGTGACAACGTAATGTACATCGTTGAGTCTACTACACTTACGCCTTCTCGTGCAGCCTTCAAGATACAATTAATCTCTGCATGAAGAACACTAGGCTTTGTGATGTACTCTCCTGTTTCATTACAGATGTACTCACAAGTATTATCAACCCCAAATGGGGTTCCATTATACCCAGTTAAGGTAACACCTTGTGATGTAACAAGTACAGCACCTACTTTCTTTCTGATGGCCCTAGAAAGACTAGAGTGCAGCAAAGCAGTCTTCATGTAAACTAGATCTAAATCGTACAAGGATGCCATGTCTTAATACCTTCTTTTGTAGTATAGCGTACTTCTTTTACACCAAAGTCTTTAAGCATACATTGACAAGTCATGCAAGGCATCGACATCGCTTGCTCTCCATTAAAGTCAAACCTCTGGATGAGCATAGAATGTACTTGTTTATTTCCTGAAGAAAGCAATGCAGCAAGTTCTGCGTGTTTAAAGATCTTCTCTTCTGCATCACCAGATTTCTCTGAGTACAAACGCATCAAAGGGTGTGATTTCTTGTAATCATTTACACCTGCACCAATTACTCTACCTTTCTTGTCGAAGGCTGTTGCAATCAGTTCGTATCGCTTTCTTGACATTTCAGACCTTAACTTTGTTTGCTGTAAACGAAGACTTATTGTACTTCTCTTTTAGAGCAAGGTGAAGTTTTTTTGTTGATTCTGTTGAAACTTTTACTTGTTGTTTTTGAACAGCAGGAGTCCTGTATTCATCAAATCCATCAGAGCAACTCAGTTCATAGAAAATAGAAGATTTGCACTTTCCCATATCAGTCTCCTTTTGCAATTGCTTTAAGTGTACGCTGTGCAGATTCAATTGTCTTGAGTTGCTTACAGGCTTTTCGATAAATAGTCTTTAGTTTATTCATCTCTTTGAAGTACTGCTCTGTTTCTTTATTTTCTTTATCACAGACCAACCAGTATTTCTGAATATTACTCTTTGCAATAACCTTACCTGAATGGTACTGGTTAATCATACCACTAAGCACTTTACTAAGAATATCTGCTTCTTGTTTATTAAGTTCAGGTTTATACATAAATTCTTCTGTAGGAGTAAGAAGATCTTCAAATTCCTCTACCCGCAGTAGTCTTGATACAGATACATCTTGCTTTAGAGAAAAGCGATTACCAGCATTCCAGAAGGTGTATGCCGTTACAAGTTGATCATCTTTCACATTTAGTGCCTTAGCAAGTTGATTAAACTTTTTATCAAATACTGAAATCATATTTCTCCTTGTGTGTGTTGTTAAGCAGTTCCAGAATTTTAGATTCTAACTCATTTTTGAACGAGTCTTCTTGCATTGAGCAGTCTATTTCATAAATTTCTAAAGAAGAAAGACCTTCTGTTTTATAAAAAATGTCAATGATCTCTATGTACTGATTGTGACCCTGTTCATCGTTAGAACCAACCTCATGAGGATAGTAGTCGAATAGCACAATAAAGTCAACACCATCTATACAAATAGTTTTTTCATAAGCACCATTGTACTGACTAGATCTAAGTTTTATTTCCATAACTTTCTTTCTCTCCTTTAGATAAAAGCAATTCTTCAATTATTTCAATTCTAGTGACTGTTCATGCATCTTGTCAAGAACTATTTTTAACTTTCTAGGTGAGTTCTCATCTACCTTAAAAAACATCCTGTGTGTAAGGTCATCTCTTGACGATAAAGAGTCTAGTGTATTTCTTGTGTTGTCTAGTACAATTAAGTTATTTTTCTTATAAACAAGAACTATATGACTTTGCACTAAAAAACCTCTATTAATTCTGTTGTACATAAATAACAGATCTGATTTATTTATTCCGTACTGTAAAAGAAGAAAGTATTTTAATATAACAAAATCTTCACAATCTCCTTTTAAATATTTCAAAGTTTCTTTAGGAGTAGCCCAATAGTCTATAGTGTTATATAGTACTTGGTCTGGTATATACTCTATATTTCTATTAACCCAAGTATTTACTTTATCTAATAAGACTATATCATCTGCTGATACATTACTTATACACATAAAGAATACTAGCACTATCTTATATAAATACTTCATATTATTACCTTTACTATATTATATTATATTACCCTAGATTACCCTGAGTTGACCCTTGAGCGTCCTCTCGCGCCTCTTCGAGGATTCTATCAGTTTCAAGATGCTTGTCAAGTCTTTTTTTGATCTAAGTTGAAAGAAAGATTTGCTTGACTTCTTGGATTTGTGTGCTAGACTTCATCTCCTTGTTAAAAAGCACTTGAAAGGAAGAGATGGAAGACAGTCTATCAGACACAGAGAAGTTCTACTACGCTATTCGTAAGATGATGGGTGGTGATGTGATGTGGTACGAACTAGATCAGATGCAACAAGTTCACTTTATCCAAGCATTAAATGTTATGATCCAGATCACTAAAATGAAGAAGTAAGGAGTCTATATGGGTGAGTTCGTAAAGCACGTTTCATGTACGCAATGCGGCAGCAAGGACAACACGGCACTCTATGCCGATGGATCTTCACATTGTTTTGGGTGTTTGTACACGGTTCCATCAAAAGAACTTCTTGACCAAAACAAGCCATTGAGTAAAATCCGTTCTAGTGTGTCAAATCAGCAATCAATCAAAAAGGAAAAAACTGTGACTAAAGAAAGTATCACCTCTACTCAAGCAGAAGAGATCAAGGCAAAGACACAGATCTCTGCTAATAACTACAGGGGGATTTCTGATGCTGTACTGAAGTTCTATGGTGTACGTACAGAGATGGACAGTACTGACAATGTACGTACAAGGTACTATCCTATTACCGTAGACGATAAGTTGTCTGGGTATAAAGTACGTGAGCATCCTAAGCAGTTCTTTGCTATTGGAAATACAGGCAACGATTGTGATTTGTACGGTGCTTTCCGTTTCCGGTCAGGTGGCAAGTACGTCCTTCTTGTAGAAGGTGAAGAAGATTGTCACGCTGCTTATCAGATGTTCAAGGAATATTCTGAAAACAAAGGTAGCGAATTCGTTACTGCTGTTGTAAGCATTACTACAGGTGCAGGTAATCCTAGTAAGCAAGTAGCGAATAATTACGAGTTCTTGAATAACTTCGAGAATATCGTAGTTGGTCTAGATAATGATGAAGCAGGTAATAAAGCGATTGACAAGATCATTAGTGCTCTACCAAAGGGAAAGGTTCGTATCGCTACATGGACTAAAGCAAAAGATCCGAATAAGTACCTAGAGAATAATCAACAGAAGCAATTCTTGTCTGACTTCTATAATTCAAAGACGTATGTTCCTGCTGGAGTACTTGCTTCAGATCAGTTGTACGACAAGATGATCGAGCAGTCTTCTGTAGTCAAGATGCCTTTTCCTCCTATCATGAAGGAATTGAATGAGATGCTTGTAGGTGGTATCAGCCTAGGGCATATCTATAATATTGCAGCAGGTACAGGTGTAGGTAAGACTTCATTGATTAATGAAATGGTGTATTACTGGATCTTTAATTCTCCGCATATGGTTGGTATTCTTTCTATGGAACTATCTGCACCGCAGTACGCAGAGGCTTTGTTTAGCCGACACGTAAGCCGAAAGATTGCTATGCTTCCACAAGAAGAGAAGCAAGAGTTTCTTATCTCTGAACGAAGTAAAGAACTTGCTCATAAGTTATTTGTAAACGAAGATGGTAATTCTAGGTTCTATCTCTGTGAAGATCGAGATGGAAGCATTGAGCAACTGCAAGAGGTTATCGAGCAGATGGTAATCTCTAGTGGCTGTAAGGTGATCGTCCTAGACCCTCTACAGGACGTTCTAGACGGTCTATCTAATGATGAGCAAGCAGTATTCTTGAAGTGGGCTAAGAGCATGATTAAATCGCATGGTATTGCCTTTATCTTTATTAACCACATTAGGAAATCACAGTCTGGTGAGAAGTCAAGCACAAATGGTGGATCTTTGACTGAAGATTCAATTCATGGTTCAAGTACTATTATTAAGTCAGCATCTGCTAACATTCTACTTTCTCGTGATAAGTACGCAGAAGATGAAGTAGAGCGAAATACAACAAAGATTGTCTTGAGCAAGAATCGTCTAGTTGGTCTTACGGGGCCAGCAGGTGAGTTGTATTACGAGAACTACACTCACACCTTGCACAATAAGGAAGAGTACTTCAGCAAGACACCTCGACCTGTTTCAGATGCTCCTAAAGAAAAGATTGACTTCTAAGACCTTAGCCTACTTTACGTAGGCTTTTTTCTTTGCTACAATACAGGCTGTGACAAAGGAGAAGAAATGCAAGACCAAGTACAAAAGCAAGACTACATTGACGGTGATTGGATTTATGACATTGAGACATATCCAAATTGCTTTACTATTAGCCTTATTCGTGCAGATGGTAAAGTCTCAAGAGTATTCGAGATCTCGGATAGAAAGAATGATATAGATGCCATCTTGTGTTGCTTTAGGTGGCTTCGTGACAATAATTGCAGAATGGTTGGATTCAATAATCTTGGATTCGACTATCCTATTATTCATGAAATCATGAAAGTAGCATCTAAGGAAAAAGAGAAGAACTACAGTACTTGTACACCAAAGTTTATTTGGGGACTTGCTCAAAAGCAAATTGCTTCATTCAAGGGTGAAGGCTTTGGGCATAGTATCCCTGATAAAGATATTATTATTAAACAAGTAGACTTGTATAAGATCTGGCACTTCGATAATAAAGCACGTAGTACTTCTTTGAAGATGCTTGAGTTTAATATGAAGTCAGATAACATTGAAGACCTTCCTTTTCCAGTAGGAATGAAACTTTCTCATGCAGATATGGATATACTTTGTATATACAACAACCATGATGTAAAGATGACTCTTGACTTTTACAAGTACTCTTTAGATGCTTTGAATCTTCGTGCAGAACTGAGTGTTAAATATAATAAAGACTTTACTAATCACAACGATACAAAGATTGGTAAAGATTACTTTATTATGCGTCTAGAAGAGTCAATGAAAGGATCTTGCTATACGTATGACGCTCATGGTAAACGAAGTATCAATCAAACTAAGCGAGATATCATTCACGTAAAAGATTTCTTGTTTGATTATTATGATTTCAAGCAACCCGCATTTAAAGCAATTCTTGAATGGTTCAGGAATAGTTCAATTACAGAAACCAAAGGAGTCTTTACAGATGTTGAAGAGCATGAACTTGGTGACGTAGCGCAGTACTCTGAACTACAGATCAAGCGAAAGAAGTTCAAGTCTAAGCCTGATGAAAACGACCTACAGCAGTTTAAAACAGAGCACCCTATGGGATGGGTCGAGGAAGAAGAACTAAAGGCTACAGAGTACCTCTTTGACGCTAATGGAGAGCATATTTACTTCCAACCAGAAGATGAAGAAGGATCTCCTGACTTTACTAAGAAGCCTAAGAAGGCTAGGATTAATAAAAAGTCATACTGGGGCTGCTATAAAGTAGCAGATAGCCTTAATGTAGTTATTGATGGGTTCAGGTTTGACTTTGGTACAGGTGGTATTCATGGAAGCGTAGAATCAAAGATCATCAAAGCACGAGGTGATTGGATTATTCGAGATTATGACGTTGCTAGTATGTATCCTAATATCGCTATTTCAAACAGAGTTTTTCCTAAACATCTAGGTGAAAAGTTCTGTGATATTTACCAAGACGTATATGAAACACGCAAAAGTTATAAAAAGGGTACTCCTGAGAACGCTGTTATGAAACTTGCTCTTAACGGAGTATACGGTGATAGTAATAATCAGTTCAGTCCATTCTATGATCCGCAGTACACAATGGCTATTACGATTAATGGTCAGTTATCTTTATGTCTTCTTGCTGAAAGGCTTATGGAGATTGAGAAGTTAAAACTTATTCAAGTAAATACAGACGGAGTTACTGCTATCTTTAAGCAACAAGATGAAGATCAAGCAAAGCAGATTTTGTCTGACTGGGAGAAGGTTACTAAACTTGAACTTGAAACAGCACAGTACAAGCAGATGATTATTCGAGATGTAAATAATTACATTGCTGTGTACTTAAATGATAAAGTTAAGCGTAAAGGAGCGTATCAGTATGAAGATCTAGGATGGCATCAGAATCAATCTGCTCTAGTAGTTCAACGAGCAGCAGAAGCAGCAATGCTTCATGGGACAGATCCTGAAGAATTCATCAAGAACTGGAAAAACAAGTACGATTTTCTGCTTAGGACTAAAGTGCCTCGAAACTCTAGGCTTGTCATGCAAATGCAAGATGGCTCAGAAATTCAGCAGCAAAATATTTGTAGGTACTACCCTTGCAAAGAAGGTGGAAAGTTAGTTAAAATCATGCCAGCCCTTGAAGAAGGGGGAGAAGATCGAAGGCTCTCTCTAGACAAAGAATGGAACGTAAAAACTTGCAACAATATTCTTGACTTCAAAGATGACATAGACTATGATTACTACATCAGAGAAGCAGAAAAACTTATCATCGAGGCATAGCACTATAATGACTTCACTTTGTAAATTTACTTATGATAAAGAATTCCATTGCCTAGTAAAGAGCATAGGCGATAGAGAAGACACAAGAATTAGTCTTGACAAGGAAGATCTAGATATGCTATACTTCGATCTTTGGGTAATACTGAACGAATTAGAATACTCTTCTGTTGGTGAACAGAATAATCAAAATCACCAAATATCAACTTTATAAGGAAATGAAAAATGGATAAATTAGTTGGAACTCTTGTTTACGTAATGCTAGACAAGCCACGTACTTGCTTTGAAGAAACAAAAGGTCAAGAATACAAATGCGGTATCGTAGTAGATGAAGATACAGCAGATACTTTTAATGAACTTTACCCAAAGCAATCTGCCAAGAAGGTTAAGGCAACTGATTTTGAGGCAGCATATAAATGCCCTCTTCCAGAAGGGGCAGGTAAGAACGTGTACGTAATTACTTTACGTAAGAATACTGTACTAGCCAATGGAAATCCTGTTCCAGATAAGTACAGGCCACGAGTGCTAGAAAAGCAGGGCAATACTGTAGTAGACGTTACGTTCACAAAGTTACCTTCAAACGGATCTAAGGGTGCTATCAGCATTGATCACTACGAAGGTAAGATGGGGAATGTCGCTCGACTAAAGAATGTTCTAGTTACTGAAATGATTGAATATGTTCGCACTACAGCAGAATACGAAGTAGGTAGCGAGTTTGATGAAAGTCCTGTACAATCACCAAAGGCAGAACCTGCACAAACTGCACAAGAACAAAAGAAGCCTGTAGCAAAGAAGGCTGCAAAGCAAGAAGAGGATGATATCCCTTTTTAATAACTTAATGTGACCGTAACTCAGTTGGATAGAGTAACGGATTTCTACTCCGTAGGTCGGGGGTTCAAATCCCTCCGGTCACACCATCTATAATAAGGAAACAGTTAAATGGCAAAAAAATATATCGTTCAAGTACTAATTGGAATTGATCAGTTAGGTAATGCTATCTTTGGTGGTTGGGCAGATGAAACGCTTTCTAGTAGGTCTTATCGCTTGCATCATAAGAAAGGTTGGCTGATTGCTGAGAAGTTCATCAATACTCTATTTTTCTTTGAGAAAGATCATTGTCGTATGGCATATGAAGCAGAATTAAATAGAAAGCAAACTTTTACTTTAAAAACATAAGGAGACTATAATGCAAAAGAAGTGGTATTTTTCAAAGACGGTATGGATTAACTTTTTTGCTCTAGCAGCAATTTATCTACAGACAGAGTTTGGATTTATTCTAAGTCCTGAACTACAAGCCTCTGCGTTGACATTGATTAATTTAGGTTTACGTACAGTAACTAAACAAGAAGTTACTTGGTAATTTAAGTATAAATAAAGGAATAATATGACTGAAAATGTAAATCAAGTAAAAACACAATCCACGTATGTTAAAGAGATGCTTGGTTGGCTTGTTCAAATTGAATCTCTTAATGAAAAGTTAAAAGAAGTAAAGGCTGAAGCAAAGGAGGCAGGTTTTAATCCTGTTATCTTGTCTACAGTAGCAAAGTCTATTGCTGCTTCAAATACTGATGAACTAACTGATAAGTCACAAAGTATTATTGACTTAATTGAAGAACTAATCTAAGGAGTGATATGGATAAAAAAGAAGCATTCTTTGTTAGTGGAGCACTTAGTGTTGTTCTACTAGTTTTATTTATTCTAGTTGTATCACCTTTTATTATCATTTGGGGTCTAAATACTTTATTCCCTTTACTTGCTATTCCTTACACTTTCTGGACATGGCTTGCTGTATGTGTACTAAACGCTACTGTCAATTCTAGTTTCAATTTAGGAAATATGTTTAAGAGTAAGTAATTGAATTAACACTAAGCCCTATTGGTTAACTCCAGTAGGGTTTTTTTATTAGGAGTTGTATGAAAAATTCAGAGAAGCAAAGAATCTTATTATTCGATATGGATTTGATTGCGTATAGGTCTGCTGCTGCGGCAGAGCAGAGAAGCGTAGAAGTTATTCATAAAGCAAGTTCTAGAGTAAAAGAATTCAAGACAAGAACAGAATTCAAAGAGTTCTTATCTGAAAAGAATTTTGAATACAAAGAAGATGATTATGAGATTAAAGATATCCAAGTCTGTGAGCCTGACACTCATGCTTACCAGATTGTCAAGACTCAAGTAAATTCTATTACAGAAGGTTTAGAAGCAGACTTTACAGAATGCTACGTAGGTGGTAAGAATAACTTTAGAGTAAACCTAGAGTTACCTGAGTTATACAAAGGTAATAGAAAAGGTATGCTAAGACCTCTGCTTTTAGATAAAGTAAAAGAATATGCTTTAAATAAATACGCAGGTGGATTGATCGAAGGTTATGAAGTAGATGATCACGTAGTAGTTCGATCACACGAGTTAATCAAGTCAGGTCATGACCCAGTTATAATCAGTCTAGATAAAGACTGTAAAGGTTGTGTAGGTACTAAGTACTTTAATTGGACTGAAGACAAACCTAAGATTATAGAAGTACCTGCTTTTGGATATTTACTTTATAACAAAGAAAAGAAAAAAGTCGAAGGCTTAGGTCTTAACTTTTACTGCTATCAGTTATTAAGAGGTGATCCTTCAGATAACTATACTCCTTCTGATCTGCACAAGCAGAGATTCGGTGATATGTCTGTAGTCAATTTATTAAAAGACTGTAAGACAGTAAACGAGTTATTTACTTATAGTGAAAATAAGTTCAAAGAGTGGTTTCCAGAACCAATTACTTATACAAGTCATCTAGGTAAAGAAGTGACTAAAGATTACAAGCAAATAATTGACCTGTATCACCAATGTGCTTACATGAAACGAATTGCTAATGACAGTACTACTTTCTACGATCTCTGGGATGAGTTCAAGAATGACTAGTAAGCAGCCTAGATCGCTCTATACGGCATCGGATGTGAAGGAGGTACGTAGTACTCTACTTAAGCAACAAAGCGGCTTAGATGCCCTTACAGGCCTTCCTATACCTGCTGGTCAAGAAGTCTGTGATCATTGCCATACAACACAGTTAGTTCGTGGAATCCTTCACAGACAAACTAATGTAATCCTTGGAAAACTTGAGAATTTGTGGGTCAGGCATCTTGCTTGGTGGTACAATGGGACTCTATCTGAGTTTCTGAGGAAAGCAGCAGACTACTTAGATAGAGAGCAGCCGAGAGAGTTCTACCATCCCGGTTGGATCAAACGAGCGCAGATAGATTTCAATAAACTAAAAGTACAACAGAAAGATCAGGTACTTAAGGCGATTGGTTCCGAGTTGTGTAAGAATGACGATCTTCGTAAGAAGGAATTCAAAAATAAGATCTTGACAAAGAACTTTGACTACACTACAATTCAAGCACTTTTACAACAAACAAAGGATTCTTAATGAAAAGTACACCGCAACAAACAGTAGATCTAATCTTAGAACTAAAGAACCAAGGTCTTAGTTCACGACAAATTGCTGATGCACTAGACATTGGAAAGTCTACTGTCAATGATATTTATAATAAAGAAATTGATAAATTTATTGAAGCAAATATTGCTACAGATGAAGCAAATAATGCTACAACTTCTGCTCCACGAATCGCTATTGTTGACGTAGAGACTTCTGCCGCTAAGGTTTACTGCTTCGGGCGATTTAAGCAGAATATCGGTCAAGCAAATGTGTATGAAGAAGGTGGTAAGATCCTAGTTGGTTGTTGGCGTTGGCTAGGTGAAGATAAAGTATACTCGCATTATATGACTCCGAAAGAGATTAAGTCAGGTGATGATTCTGGGGTGGTTCGTGCTTTGTATAAAGTTTATGAAGAAGCAGATGCTGTAGTAATGCATAACGCAAAGAACTTTGATCATAAAGTAATTCAGACTAGAGGAATCTTTAACGGTGGTGGTACTCTTCCTCCTACTAAAGTACTAGATACTCTAGAGATGGCAAAGAAGAAACTACGACTTCCTAGTAATCGACTAGATAGCATTGGTGCTTATTTCAATTTAGGTCGAAAGCAAGATAACTCTGGTATTCAACTATGGGCAGATGTTCAAGAAGGCAATAAAGAAAAGATGCAGGAGATGGTCGAGTACTGCAAGCAAGATGTAAACTTGCTGCATGATGTTTACTTGAAACTTCGTTGTCTTGGTCATGCAGGTACGAACTTCAATGCTGGTCATTACTACGATGACAGTAAGCCTCATTGCCGAGTTTGTGGTGGTGAAGATCTTGTCATGACAGAAAAGAAGGTGTATACTGCCTTCCAAGAGTTTAATGAAATTGTTTGCTTGTCCTGTGGTGCTTCACAGCGTACTAGGTTGAATCTTACAAGCAAAGAAAAGAAAGAACTTCTGCTGAGTTAATTTACACTCCCTCTACTTAAATGTAGGGGGATTTTTTACATCTTATGGAGATCTTATGACCATAAAAATAATTAAATGCAAGGACGTACTTATGTGGTATAGTTCAATGATAGGGGAACTAATGTATGTAGTTAGAGAAGACAAAGAGTTCTTCTGGTGCAGAGAGCCTGATGGGTATTTGAATATAGTAAAAAAAGAAGACGCTGAAATAACTAATGATTAATTCAAAAGGAGATAATATGGGAACTGGTACTATTTACGATTACAATTTTCAGGATTTTGCAGAAGACTGTTTTGCATTTAATGAAATTGCAGATAAAGATACAGTACGTACAAAACAAGATCTTCGTAATCAACTAAACTTGATTAAAGAAGAACTAAATGAAACAATTGCTGCTCTTGAAAAAGATGACTACGTAGATGTTGCAGATGGATTCTGTGATATCATGGTTACTACTCTTGGTCTTGGTCAGCAACTGAGTAATCTAAAAGTAGACATCTATGGTGCTATGCAAAGTACTGCTATAAATAATCATAGTAAGTTTGTTTATTACGACGATGATTCAGACTTCACAATTAAAAAGTCACTAGAAAAGTACAGGAGCGACGGTATTACTATTCTTGTAGAATTTAACACAGATTATAATTCATTTATCTTGAAAGATATTAATAACAAGATCCGAAAACCTTATGGATTTATTTCAAATAATTTAGATAGGTTTGTTCCAGAAATTAAACTAGAGGATTAAGATGCAAAAAGGAAGAAAATTCGATTCAGAAAAACCAAGGTATTCTCTTATTCCTGCTAAGGCTTTAGATGAAGTTGTTCATGTTTTAACTTATGGTTCAAAGAAGTACGAAGACTTTAATTGGAAGTACATAGACAAACCAAAGGATCGTTTCTTCTCTGCTGCACAGCGTCATGCTTGGGAGTGGATGCAAGGTGAAGAAAATGATAAAGAAACAGGAAGAAATCATCTAGCAAGTGCTATCTGTAATCTCATGTTTCTGCTAGAATTAGAACTTGAGAAGCAAGGTAAGAAGGAAGTTGATGATCAACCTAAAGTCAAGATTGAGACAAAGTGGCAACCTATTAAACCTAATATAGTATTTGATAAAATAGATTTAGATGAACTTGGAATTTAAGGAGACTAAATGCAACTTGACTTTTTAACTGCTGAATCAATCTTTGTAATTGGATATATCTCTGTAGTATTTATTTTATTTCTGATGATTATAATTTCTTGTATAAAAATCAGTACTAATAGTATTAAGAAGTTTATCTTAGAATATAATTACCTTGACAGTACCAAGAACGATTGATATAATCTTTATTCTGATTAATTTAGTATAAGAACATAAAGGAATAACATGAAAATTTCAGATTTAAATAATACAGCAAATAAGCGATCTACTTTACGATTAAATAAACATACAGCACCATATCAATTACAGCGAGAGTCGCTTATTGTTGCTACAGTAATTATTTCTGAGTCTGAGATTAAACAAGCAATTCCTGATTACGATGCTTCTTTTGAATCAGAAAAACCTACTTACTTCAGAAAGATCTTGTATGAACTTGGATTAGACACTACACTAACTTTTATTAGACAAGATGGGCTTTGGCATCGCAATCGCTTGAATGAAAAAGTACTATGTAGTAGATACGTAGGCGAAGAAAGACAAGATGACGATTGGATTAAGTCAGGATACGCAAGTCAAGAAGCAGTAGATAAATACTCTAGGAATAAAATCCTAGAAGATATGTACAGAACTAAATCATTGACAAAAGATACACAAGAAGTTCTAGAGAGCAGAGATCACTATTCGGTTATTGATGAGTCAGTTTGGGAGTAAAGATGAGTATTAGTAAAAATTATTCTAAAGATGCGTTATTTGATGAACTAGGGCTAAAGCGTCTTCGTGAGTCTTATATGAAAGATGATGAAGTATCTCCACAAGACCGCTTTGCTTTTGTGTCTGAGTCATTTGCATCTAATCCTGATCATGCTCAACGACTATACGATTACGCTAGTAATCATTGGTTATCTTACTCTACTCCTATTCTATCTTTTGGTAGGAATAAACGAGGTCTTCCTATTAGTTGCTATTTGAACTATCTAGATGATACTTCAGAAGGTCTAGTAAATAATCTATCAGAAACTAACTGGTTGTCTATGATGGGAGGCGGTGTAGGCGTTCACGTAGGCATTCGAGGGGTAGATGAGAAGAGTACAGGTGTTATGCCGCACCTGAAGGTCTATGACTCTTCTAGCCTTGCTTTTAAACAAGGTACTACACGCCGAGGAAGTTATGCTGCTTATCTAGATATCTCTCATCCTGATATTATTCAATTCCTTGAGATGCGTAAGCCTACTGGAGATCAGAACTTCCGTACTCTTAATCTAAATCATGGAGTTAATATCCCAGACTCTTTCATGAAGATTATTGAGCAATGCTTAATTGACCCTAAAGCAGATGATTCTTGGCCTTTGGTACAGCCTCATAACGGTAAAGTTACAGAAGTAGTTTCTGCTAAGATGCTATGGATGAAGTTACTTGAACTAAGGATGCAGACAGGTGAGCCTTATATCTGGTTTATTGACAGAGCAAATGAAGGTCTTCCTGATTATCAAAAGAAGTTAGGATTAAAGAATCATGGTAGTAATTTATGCTCTGAAATCAGTCTTGCTACTAGTGAAGAGCGCACAGCAGTATGCTGCCTTAGTTCTGTAAATCTAGAGTACTATGATGATTGGAAAGATAATCCTTTATTCTTAGCGGATATTCTAGAAATGCTAGATAACGTAATTGAGTACTTTATTAAAGAAGCACCTTCTGTTATCGACAGGGCAAAGTATAGTGCAACGCGAGAGCGCAGCGTAGGAGTAGGTGCATTAGGTTTTCATGCTTATCTACAGAAGCATAATATTGCCTTCGAGAGTGCTTTAAGTAAGTCTGCTAATTTCAAGATGTTCAAGCACATCAGGACTGAACTAGATAAAGCAAATGTTGCGCTTGCAGAAGTTAGGGGATCTTGTCCTGATGCCCAAGAGTTCAAAGTACTAAAGCGTAATAGTCATGTAATGGCTGTTGCACCTAATGCAAGTTCAAGTATTATTATGGGTAATACTTCTCCTAGCATTGAACCTTATTCTGCTAATGCGTACAGGCAAGATACTACTTCAGGAGCATTCTTGACTAAGAATAAGTTCTTGGATGATTATTTCAGGTCTGTAGCACTACAAAAGCCAGAAGGATGGTATGATGACCAATGGGCTAATGTTACTGCTAATGACGGTAGTGTTCAGCAACTAGAATGGATGCCAGATATTCAGAAGGCTGTGTTTAAAACAGCAAATGAAATTGATCAACGATGGATTGTTGAACTATCAGGTGATCGTCAGGTGTACGTAGATCAGGCAATCAGCACTAACTTGTTCTTTAGACCAGATGTTAGTGTAAAATACTTGAGTGCTGTACACTTCCAAGCATGGAAGCAAGGTCTGAAGTCTCTGTACTATGTACGTAGTGCAAAGTTAAGGAAAGCAGACAAAGTAGGACAGAAAGTAATTCGTAATAAAATTGAAGATGAGATTGACATCCAAGCACTTGTAGACAATACTACTTGCTTGGCTTGTGAGTAAATGATTTAACCAGAGTGGAGAAATCCCTCTGGTCTTTTTTAAATTGCAATAATTGAAAATTGGAATTAAATATGGGAGTCCCTTACTTTTATAAAATATTACATATACCAACAAACACTTTATAAGTAGGTTCTCAATACTCTAAAACTTGTGATAAGTCTAATTTATTAAAAACTTATTTTACTTCATCAAAATATGTAAGGTCTTTAATACAAAAATATGGTATTATTTCCTTTAAAATACTTGACATTAAAGAAAGAGAAGATGCTAGGTTATATGAATCTAGATATTTAAAAAAGGTATATCGTAAATTTGGTGAATTAAAATTTAAAAGTATTTTTATAAATAGAAATATTTCTCCCGGTATATTAAACGATGAGTCTTCAATTAAGAAAGCAAATGTAAAAAGAAAAGTAAGTAATTCTTTATCACAAAAGTTATTAATTAAACAAAATAGACATAATTGGCAAAAGAAACTTTCTCCTGAAAAAGAGATACTTAGAAGATTAAAATTATCTGAATCTAAGAAAGGAAATACTGCTGGTTCTCATAGAAAAATAACAGAGGAATATAGAAAGAATGCTTCTGAAAAAGCAAAAGGAAATACAAATGTAAGAGGTCTTAAATGGTGGACAAATGGGACATCTTTTCTAAGATCTCTTAATTGTCCTAAAGATGGATTTAAGTTAGGTGGGCCTTCTAAAACAAAAAAGGAAGTTATGACAAAATTAAAATTGACAGATGAGAGAAGTTTTTATAAGCCTTTTAATTACCCTTGGGCGTACGACGCATTTATGCAGTCTGAACAAATGCATTGGTTGGCTGCTGAAGCACCTATGATCGAAGATGTAAACGATTGGAAGAATAAACTCTCAGAAGAAGAGAAGAAATTCCTTACACATATCTTTCGATTCTTTACACAAGGAGATATTGACGTAGCAGGTGCTTATGTAAATAACTACTTACCTAACTTCCCTCAACCAGAAGTACGTATGATGCTTTCTAGTTTCGCAGCAAGAGAAGCGATTCACGTAGCAGCATACTCGCACTTGATCGAGACTCTAGGAATGCCTGAGAGTACTTATAATGAGTTCTTACAGTACCAAGAGATGAAGGATAAGCATGACTACATAGAGTCATTCATCAAGCAAGATGAAAGTACAGCAGCACAACAGATTGCTGTATTCTCTGCCTTTACAGAAGGTATGCAGTTATTCAGTTCTTTCGTTATGCTCTTGAACTTTGCTCGATTCGGTAAGATGAAAGGAATGGGACAGATTATTGCTTGGTCTATCGCAGACGAATCTCTTCATGCAGAAAGTATGATTAAGTTATTCCGAGAGTTCGTAAAAGAAAATAAGCATATCTGGAATGATGATCTGAAGTCGCAGTTATATTCAATTGCAGAAAAGATGGTAGTGCTAGAAGACCAGTTTATTGACTTGGCTTTTGGCATCTCTGAAATGCAAGGTCTTTCTAAAGAAGATGTAAAAACCTATATCAGGTATATTGCAGATCGTAGACTAATCTCTCTAGGTCTTAAAGGTATCTTTAAAGTAAAGAAGAATCCTCTTCCTTGGGTTGATGGTATGCTAGGGACTACACATTCTAACTTCTTCGAGCAAAAGGTAACAGATTACGCAAAAGGATCTCTAACAGGCTCTTGGAGTGAAGTTTGGGCTAGTAAAGATTAAAAGCAAGGCTCTAGAACGCTCTCTAAGCGATTTAAATCAAAGGTTGATAGCAGCGTAGCCTGAAGACCTTAAATCGCTCCTAGAGGCTCCTAGACGCCTTAAAATAGATTTAGATTATATAGACGAAAAAATACCCACCTTGGATTGCTCCTTGGTGGGTTTTCTTTTATTTAAATTTTAGTTAAGCCTCAAGACCATTCTTATAAGTCGCTTTACCGTTATTAAACGTAGCAGTAAGAACTTGACACTTCAGGTCTGATGGATTATAAGATACATGAACCCAACCAGAGTTAGGTTGCCCCTTTTTATAAGCCTCTAGAATCAATTGAGTAAATTCTAGATTGTGCTTAATCCAAACAGCAAGTTCATAATTAGATAAAGAAGAGCACTCTATATCAGCAGCCATCCCTTTGCAATGATCACTTGTAGTGCTTCCACCTACTGAAGAGTTAACCATAGGACTCCTGTACCCTGAGTTAACTTTAACAGCACCTAGAGCCTCTCTGATAGGTTGTAGAACCTTTTGAACAAGTACAGTCAAGTTATCAATTTCTTTTTGATTAGGAGTATTGTCTAATCCTTTTCTGATTGCTTCTTGACTTTTGGTTAACTCTTCTAAAGTAAAGTTAGTTGATAGTTTCATTTCTTAATTCCTTATTTTTTTCAATCATAGAATTTCTATAATCTACTGCAAGTTTCCAAGCACTTTCTTTTCCGTATTTCTTATAACTAAAAGTCTTTGTTTTCTTAATACCAAAGATGTTGTAGTATTCTACAAAAGCAGCAAATAAGTTCTTACCTGTACGTCTTTCAGAAATTCCATTTATACCAGAGGTATTTGTAACCCTTAGAGCATTGGAAGTATGAACAATAGATTGCCTATTATTTTCAGAAATAGAAATCATTGATAAATTATCTATTTTATTATTAGATCTATTTGAATCTATATGATTTATTACTAATGTTTCATCTAGAGTTTTATTACATAATAAATATACAATTCTATGGCAACAGTATGATACTCCGTCAACTTCTACCATCCAATAATTATTAGATTGAGAACCTGCTTCCATTCCTCTTTTAGTCTTGTATCCTTTATTTACTTTCCATCTTAAACAAGACTTACTAGTTTCATCATAATAAAGCAATTCATTAAACTTATTATAATCTATAAATTTAGTTGACTCTTTAGTTTTTTTATTTACTAAACACCATTCTTTATTTTTATTTGATAAGTAATTACCTTCAGTTTCTAATGCTTTTTCTTCTGAAAGATTGTCGTGTACTATTTCTACAGTATAACCACCTGCTTCATTGACAATATTACGCCAAGATTCTGTTCTTTCTTTTCTATATGCGCGTTTAGTTCTAGTATTTCCTTTTCCAATATAAAAAACTATATTATTATCTTTTCTTCTGTGAAAGTAAACATAATAGTCATTGAATATCATACTAGTCTTCTTTTTTATTTACTAATAAGTTTGTTTTATTTACACTACTTTGTGAACTTCCAAAATAAAAATTCATAACAGTAGCAATAATTTGACCTAAAATAAATCCAGCAATTAAGTCAGCAAACCTAATATTTTCTGGAGCAATTGGTAAAAATGTTATACAAAAAATATATAAAGCACCAATAATAGACCAGAAAGAGGCTAAGTAATAAACAAACCTTTTACTGAATAAATCAGATTGATCTAATGCAGCAACCTGCATGGCTCTAGCATCTGCTGTATTTTTATTAGACTGCTCAATCTGAAACTCTTCGTGTTTCATAGCAGCCTGTTTAATCTCTTGTAGTTTCTCTGGACTTAGACCACCTTGTACTGTAGCATCAATCTTGATACCTAGTTTATCTTCTACGTAATCAAGACCTTTGTCAATAACAGCCTGAGCAACTTGAGGCATATTATTAGAGAATAGACTAGATACAATTCCTGCAATAATAGGAAGCATGATATCTCCTTAATTAAGTACTTTTTCTTTTAAGTACTTCTTCTAGTTCTGTAATTCTATCTCGCATATCATCAATGATCTTATATGCTTCACTTAGTTCTTTTCTTACAGCGTGTAACTCTTCGGCTAACTGTGTATTTTGAGAAATAAGAGTAGATAGTTGTTCTGTTTGTAATTTACCTATAGAAGTTACATTAGCGATATCTGTGTCATTTCTTTTTAAGTAAAAAGAGAATACCACAAATAAAATTAATGCAACTGCTGTAAGATCTCCAGATGTAGATTTTAAAACATCTAATATGGTTGTCACTTCCATAAGAATCCCTTGTTTTTTATTGCAGTATATATTTTATTATATCACAACATAATATGTTATGCACTAATACTAGATGCTAGGATGAACAGATCATCCACATCAGTATCAGATAGACCTAACATATTAGCAAGGAAGTTAAGTGTTGGGCTTGCTCGTTCCCATTCTGCTGCATCCTCCCAAGCAAGACGTTTAACATCTGTTTGAGGTAAGGTTGCAATGTACGTGTTAATGGTATCGAAATGTCCTGCCTGTACAAGGGCCAAACGGGCTTGGAAGCGCGTCACCGTCGCAGGGATGGGTGTCGGTGGCGGCACATAAGGCTCTGGCGTGTTGCCTTCTGCGAGCCATGCGAGGTATTGCTGGTAGTCGGTGTTTCCCAAATCTGGTGGAATACCAGCACCATCGGCAACACGGGTAATGATGGTTGAATTATTTAGTTTGTACATGATTATAACTCCGCGACTGCTTGCCAGTCATCAAGATCAATCCAGTTGCCAGTTGGTACTGCTGCGTTAAAGAAAAACATTCCCTGATTGGAACTGACTGGACTAGATGGCCCTGTGGTAGCACCATCTTGAATATCATAGTAAAAAGTAACGGTTGGGTTTGCTCTCATCACAACTGGTAAATAACGAGTTATTGCTACACTTGCTGAGACAGTTGATGGGTTATATGATCTACCATCCAAGTATGAGGAGGGTGTTGTTCCAAAAGCACCTGTTGCTATTGGGTTGCGCTGATAATACCTCTGACACAATTGCAGACTCAAACCGTATGGAATTTGCTCGAATGGCGTGGCTACGGAACCGATTTCGAGTTGGACTTGAGCAATACTAATGGTCTTGGAGGCTTGGCCGATGGAGCCTGAGCGAATTGCAACAGATGAGCCAGCATCTAACCAAAATGACAATGCTGTATAACTAGTGTTTTCCGTTGTGCCAAGCGTAATTCCAGACAACGAAGGAACAGTGAATGTTTTCGAATACTTAGTCCATGTTGTTGTCAATGCTTGGGCTTGTCCTGTTCCTGTTGCAGTAGCACTTGGACTGCCCCCAGTTCCAAAAAACTGCCACAGTTCAAGACCAATTGACGGGGTTCCTGATGCGGCTTTAGCCCAAAAAGAAACAGTAACTGTTTGACCCCCAAGCACGGTAACGTCTTCCATTGGTTGCAACAATGCATAATAGTTACCAGCACCAGCAACTGAAGTAACTGCAACAGTTGTAAAATATTGCGCCCCTCCGTTATTAAATAACGTGTCACCACTAACAAATTTTCCTTGTGTTGTGGAAAATGTACTGCCTAACGAATCATTTCTCCACCTGTCAGCAGGGCCATACACGTTAGTAGTAACCGCAGCCGTCCCACGCTGCGCGATACCCATATTCCCATTGATAACTTTATTCCGCAGCCCCGCCAACTGACCGCCATTAATATCTGAAAAATTATTAGTTAAACTCATCCAGTTTGTTGCATCTAAACTTGGATCTATTGTACTTACACCTGCTGTTTTTCTTCTATATGTCAAAAAATTAATAGGACTAAACCTATTGTCTCCAATTGCATAAGTAGTACCACTAATCCAAATACTACAGTTTGCTGTACTTGCTGCTGAACTTGCAGACGCTGTTGCACTTGAAGCAGCAGCAGATGCAATACTTTGTTTAGAATTTACATCAGCCTGAAGTGCATTTGCTTCTGTTCCGAATGTAGGTAGAGCAGTAAGAAAGGCATCGGCTCTATCAGAGAAATTAGTAGGGTCTGCTCTACTTGGAGCAGTCGGTAATGTTGTAATTGGCATTTAATTATTTCCTTAAAAAGATTAAGTTAAACCTTCAACTTCTATTGAACAAACAGAATAAGAAGGATAAGATATATTAGTTGAAAAGTCCTTATAAAATCCCCATACAATTAAAGGTTCTGAGAAATAAGGGTCAGTAGATGCAATCCATACTACAGGAGTAGCACGAATAGAGTACAAGTAATTCTGAATAGAATTTAATTTTATATTAGAAATAAATACTTCAGAAGATAATCGTTTACTAAATGCTCTAATTACAAAATTAGTATTACCAAATTCGTCTGTGTCTTTCTTAGAGTAATCAATAATTCCAGCAGAAGCACCATATTGTGTAGTACCAATTTGAGTAGTAAGTCCAAATACTGCTTGAGCAAGTGAAACCGTAACTCCTGTTGCTCCTGCAAGTTTAATAGTAACTACTGCATTTGAGTAAGTTTCTGGAACAGCATCAAATACAATCTGAGTTCTTTGAGTAATCGGATCAAAGAAGAAATACTGATACCAATCTTGTACGTTACTACCAGACAAACCTGCTGTTTGATTATAAAGTAAATTACCTGTTGCTTGATCAGTAACGGCTACACTTGCGAGAGGTGCATTTAAAGTAATCAAAGCAACTGAATCTAACTTACCTGATTTTACAACAAAGGTCATCTCTGTAGTTGCTGTAGATACTGTACTTACGGCAGAGTCTAATGCTGCATGGATATTATCTGGGCCTGTATCTAACCACCAAGTAGGTGATGTACTAGGAGTATGATTTAAGTTAGTTCCTGCTAAACTTTCATATATTCTACTTAGGTATCTTACCTTATCCGCTAGAGCATAAGTAGTACCTGATGAATATACAGCATTTGGGTCAGTAACTGTACTATAAATTAAACCTGAGCCAGTTATAGTATCGGCTGCTCTAGTTGCTGCTACGCTTGTAGATACATCTGCTGCTCTAGTTGCGGCTGCTGTAGTTGTTAAGAAATAACTACTAGGGAAAGCAGTTGCTTCAAGTTGAGCACCATAGATAGAAATGCTAGAAGAACCATCTCCTGTATATGATGTATTTATACCATCTGTGGTCATCCAGATTCTTGCAGCAAGACTAGCGGTAGAAATTGTTTTAGATGTACAACTAATTCTCCACCAACCATTACTTGCATTACTAACTGAGTAATATTGAGGAGATCCTGAAGTAGTAGTTACTTGACCTGTGAGTAAATTAACTCCTACATAAACATCACCCATTCCTCCACCACTTAAACCAACAAGTGCATATAATCTTTGTGCTGCTTTTACATACACAGAGAAAGTATATGCTGTAGAAGCAACAGGAGTAATAACCTGTTGTATAATATGCTGATTAGTAACAGCAGTAGTCTCCATTAACTTCTCAGCAACTGCTGCGCCAGTAGGAGATGTCAAATTGGTTAAAGGTATAGTAACATTAGTTGCACTCCATGCACTTACTTGATCAAACTGTTCAGAATAAGCAAGTAGATTAGTAGCCGCTGGTTCTAATAATAGAAAAGGTGGAGCAGTTAAGTCATCAGGGTTATAGTCAAGTCTTGAAGTATTTGTTGTAGCAGTAGCAAGTAATCCGTTTGATGCTGTATAAGTACCTACTGATGCCCTTGATGTAAAGGTATCAGTTGAGTTAACATATGAACTTGTTCCGTATGTTCCTGCTTCGAGTTGAGAACCCCAGATATAAATACCAGATAAACCATTTCCTGTATAATTCACAACAGGGGTAGAATTTGCTAATTGAAGTTTAAATGAAACAGTAGTAGGGGCAATTGACCAAGTAGCCTTTAAACTTATTCTATACCATCCGTTATTAAATTCTTGAATAGTTGCTGTAGCATCAACTACTGTGCCACTTTTAGTAGGAGTTGTAAAAGTTCCTGCTGTTAAGTTAAACATACAATTAGCAAGATTTACGCTATTGTCATCAAGTCTTAAGTTACAGAAAGTTCTTTCTCCTGCCTTTACATAAATAGACATTGTATAAGTAGTTTCTACTGATACTGTTTTATTCTGAAAGATGTAAAAAAAAGGAGAAGCAGGAGTACCTGTACCTTCAATAAATTTCTCAGCAGATAAACTTCCATCTGGAGCAACAATCCCTTCTACGTGAGGAATTACTCTACTTAAGTTTGCTTTACTCCATAATGCATTATCAAAGTTATTTGAATAAGTTAAAAGGTTAGTCTTTGCTGGCTCAATCATCAAGCCTTCGTATAGTAATGTACTTGGGTTATAATTAAACCTTGGTACATTAGTACTTGCTGTATTTACATAACCAGTAGAATTTACATAAGTTCCAGAACTTGCTCTTGTGAAAGAGCCATCTGTCGTAGAGAGTGTATTCGGTTTAATTACTTCCATAAGTTCCCTAAAATATTATATTATTGTAAAATAAGAGGAAGCCGAAACTTCCCCTTACCTTAATTAAACTACAGTAACTGGCTGTGCAGTCAAGAAACTAACAGATAAGGTTTCACCATCTTGTACTAGTCTAGTTAGTAACTTAGAAGTATTAGCATTATGTGATACGTCTGCTCTCATTTCATGCCTTAATCCTTCGATGTTATTATTTAATTTAATAACTAGATCTTGAAGACCTGATCCACCGTTTAGAATACCTGCTGTTGTACTTGCGTTGGTGATCTGTCCCGGTGAATTAAAGTTAATTAACTCTGGGCCTTTCTCACCTACTAGTGCTAATCCACCTTGGTATAAACCACCATCAGCAAACGGAGGAATTACTAAACCTCTATCTTGAGCAATTGTAGTTCCAGTTGCCTGTAAACTATTTGCTGTTAGAAGTTGAATTCTTCTTAGTTCGACCATCGTAGCAGCCTGTACACCTGCAATCTCTAATAGGTTTCTACTTAGTTCAGGAAGTGATTCTGCTGCTGCTTTATCACCTGCTGTAGCCTGTGCTGAAGCAATACTAAACTTAGCCTGTGCTGAAGCAAGACTTTCATTTCCTGCTCCTGTAGTCAATCCTCTGATTCGTTTAACTTCTTCAAAGATTGAATCTGTAACGCCTTGCCAAGCAGACTTCAATGCTTCGGTTGCACTTGCACTAGCATCTGCAATCTCTGCAAAAGCAGAACTTAGTAAGATTAACTTAGCAGCAAGTTCTTGATTACCAGCAGCCATCGCTTTATCAATTCTTGCTCTGTAAGCAGCCTTATCTACTGGCATTGCTACACCAAGATCAGCCAATGCTTTAGTCATAGCAGAAGTAGCCTTTGCTACTTTCTCTTGCTCTGAATAGAATGATTGATAATAAGCACCAAGAGCAGCACCTGCTTTTTCAGATCCACCGAGTAAATCATTAAACCTAACAGCAGCCGCAGCACCTGCAATACTTGACTTATAAACAGTAAAGCCTAGTTGTTCAAATACTTGATTTGTACTAATTAAAACATCAGTTAACCTAGTCAATGTCTGAACAGCAGTTTCACCTTTTAGACTATATGCTGTAGTACCAAGTACTAACTTAGCCATAGCCTCTGTCATTTTATTAAACTCATCTTCAAGCATCTTGTCAATCTGTGCTTGATTCTTTTTCCTGAAGTTTAATTTAATATCATAAGTAAAATTATCTAGTACATCAGCACTTACACCTAATGCTCCACCCATTGCAGAGACACTATCTTTGATTAGGTTGAACTGATCACCAAGAGCACTTTGTACAGCAGGATCTAAAGCACTAGTCTTGGTTTTGTTAGATCTAAACATTCCCCCTTTGTAGTACTTGTAGTTCACACCAGAGAAACCTTCTTCTCCGCCGAATGTACCCTTGATACCAACTTGTTTAAGTTTTCTACCAAATAATCTATTTACACCAGCAGAAATTAATCCTCCTACTGGGCCAATGAAGATACTAGCAATACCACCTGCTATGTCTACCATGTTACCTAGACCTGTCTTATAGCCTCCACTAAGGCTCTTGCTTAGATTGTATCCAGCAAAGCCGTTCAAGACGCTACCAGCCATCATACCTGCCATCTCAGCACCACCAGCATTGAATGCATCAAGCATTCCTGATAGATTACCTGTCTGCATCATACCTGCACCAAAGTCACTAATAGCACCTTCTAGAGCACCAGAAACATAACCAGATAGGCTACTAGCAAGTTGATTATTGATGTAAGCACCACCTGCTGCTGCTACATTTAAACCACCCGAAATAGCACTATAAGCAGCACCAGCCCCTTCTGTGAAACTTCCTGCTTTAGATACTGCACTCATCGCACCTTTGACTCCACCACCGCCACCTGTGAGATTTTTCAAGAAATCACCAGTTAGGTTCTGGATTAAGACATTTACGATAGCAGTAATAGGCTTCTTGAGTTCAGCAGTAATAGCATCACGAATCTGCTTTGATCCTGCCTTACCCCCTTCAAATAAAGCAGTAACTACAGAATCAGTTAACTCATCTGTGATTCGCTTGTACTCATCTCTTTGATATTTTGCTACAGCATCAATACCTGCTTTTTCAGTAGCAACTCTTGCATCTGATAATGTTTTCTCAGCAAGTGCTCTCTGTGCTATACTAGCAGCATAAGCCGCTTCGATCTCAGCATTTGTAGCATTTGGGTTATTTAAAGAGTTCTCAAATAATAAGATAGACTTTGCAAGTTCGATATTTGTTCTGTTGATTTCTTCAGTCCAAATCTTCTGCTCTGCAATAACGCCTTGGATCTTAGCAGCCTCTGCTCCTGTAGCATTTAACAGTCTTTCTTGTAACTCTGCTTCTATTTTTCTGTTTTCGATTCCATCTTGTCTAGTCTTATTCCATTTTTCACTAGCAATTCTGTTATCATTAACTGCCTTTTGGAAGCCTAGAATACTTTCTATTTCTCTAGTAGAAACAGTTTTAGCAAGGGTATCTCTTAGAAGAATAAAAGCATCTGTAGTAACACCAGCAGTCTCTGCAAGATTCTGGATTTCAGTATTGTACTGCTGAGTAATCTTTGTTCTTGCTTCTGCTTCGCCAGTTTTACCTGAAGTCTCTGCTAAGGCTCTATCCCTAGCCTGAACTGCTTGCATGATACGATCAGAGTACGCTTTGTTGTACTGATCTTGATAAGAGTTAATTGCTTGGAGTTGAGCATCTTCAGACTGCTTTAATAAAGCAAGATCTTGACTGATATATGCTTCTCTGTCGATTAAACCGTAATCAAACTTTAGTTTATTAAGTTTACGTTCTTCTTCGTTTACGCTCTTCGCTGCATTAATCTTGTCGGAGTACTCCTTCTTGATATTCTGCATTGTAGTATCTTTAGGAAGTGCAAAAGTACTGCTTGCTTCTTTTACATTCTTTAAGGTTTTTGCAGTAAAGTCAGCAACTGCTTTGGCAATCTCAACATCTGTTTTACCTGCCTTTTGACCAATATCTTTAATATCAGCAATTCCTCTTTCTAACTTTTCTTGATCAGTTAGACTTTTTGCAGTAATACTTGTCCACTTAGCAAGTGCTTCTGCCTGTCTTGATTGTTCAGCAGTTAAAGTGTTAGATTTACCAAGAGCAACTGTTCCTGACATTACAGAATTAACATATTCATCCTGTGCTTTCCTAGCAGCCTCTGCATCAAGTTTCATCTCAACGCCGATGTTTGCCGCACCCTTGAAATCTAATGAAGCAAAAGCAACTAACTGAGCAGCGATACCACCAATTTCTTTACCTACAGACTTTAGTGTATACCATACTTCTGATACAATTACAGCCACTACTTGCCAAATTGCTTTAAATCCAGATATTAATTCATCAGAGGTTGATAGATCCTTAATTGCACCCCAAACATTATCTAGTCCTTCTTTCATATCCATCCATAATTTCTCTATAGGAGAAAGATTATTAAAGATATTAGTAGCAGCCTGTTTAGATACCTCAGCAAGAGTCTGCATTGCAAGAGCAGATGCTTCTGCACTCTTGCCTTGATTATCTAAAAGCATAATCTGTTCAATAAGAGCAGGGTTAACTAAACCAGTTGCTTTTGAAAGTTCTAGTAAAGCCTCTACAGGTTTTTCACGCATTTTAGAGAACTGCTTTACAGTCTCTTCTATTGAAACACCTGCGTATTTCTGCATATTAATAGCAGCATCGGTAATCATGTCGATTGATTCTTTTCCAAATCCACCAACTTTTGCCATCTGAGTAATTACAGAAATACCTTCTGAAGTACTTACTCCTAAAGTTTTCATTGAATTAGCATACTCAATAGCAGATTGCTTTGTTAAACCAAGTGATCCACCTGTTAAGATTAGAGCCTTGGATAATTCATTCTGTTCTTTGATTGACTGATATGCTGCGATAGATAAAGTAGCAAGTACAGCAACAAGAGCAAGAATACCAACTTTACCTAATGTATTAGCGGCTAATTTTACTCTTTGTAAAGCAGCAGCAAATTCGTCAGTATTTCTTCCATTAGTAAGAAAGGATTCTCCCATTAAAAAGAGAGCATCGGTTACGAATGTTTTTGCTGCCTCACCAACTGAAGCAAATGCTCCACCAACAAGTGAAGTCATAGCACCAGCAGTCATCTTAATGCTCTCTACAGTACCTGATATAGCACCAGCCATAGCCTTCTGTAGAGCCTCTCCTTGGACTCCTGTCTGTGCGATAAGACCTCTGATCTGATCACCCTGCTGTAGCATTACAGTAAGAGGATTCTGACCAGATGCAAGTGATACAACAACGTCACCAATCTGAGGTTGTAGACCGCGCTGTAGATACTGGATCTGACGCTTCTCTTCAACCTTCATGATCTGCATTTGCTGATCTTTATACTTACTTAACTTAGCAGCAGCAGCATCACCAGTAATACCTGCTTGTCTTAAATGTCTTTCATAATTAGCAATTGATCTTGCTGACTTTTCACTAATTCTAGAACCGTTATCTTGCTCTTCGTTAATGCTTCTAAGAACAGAAGCCATCTTCTCTTCTTCAATAGTTAACCACTTAGTAGAGTTAGCCATATCTCTATTGGCTTTAGTTACAGTACCAGATGTAGTACTAGTAGCACTTGCATAATTATTCTGTGCAGCAATTAGATCTTCAATAGCACGTTGTTCTACTTTAGCAGCACCTAAGTCAAATCTAGTAGTTGCCTCTTTAGTAGACATACCAGTTTGAACCATAGCAGCAATTTGATTTAATCTTTGTGTACTAGCGAGTACATCGTTGTTTGCTTGAACAATTTTAGTAGCAGCGGCTTCTGCACTTGCTGCTTTTTGATCTTCTGCTTTTCTGAATAAAGCAACAGCCTGATTCATCATATTAGCATTTGCTTGTTGTGCAACTAGCATAGCCTTTTCTGATTCTTTTAGATCGGCGTTTCTTTTCTTCTCAGCAAGTTCAAGAGCATTTGCTTTTGCTGCTGTTTCTAAATAAGTTGCTTGGAGTTCTTTTAGACTTCTATCAAATAACTTAACACCTTCTGCTGAAGATGGATCAATACCAGCAGACTTCATCTGAGCCTTAATCTCTGATGAAATTCTACTGTACTCATATAACTGCTTGGTACTTAATGAAATACCTGCGTTTAATAAGTTTGCTCTATTTGTTAATGACTCAAACTCTAGACTAATAGATTTGATTGCACCAATTGCACTATCAAATGGATTCTTATTTAGACTTCCAATGATGTCAAAGGCTTCACGAATTCTCTTTGACTGCTGTTCTGTACCACCACCAAGCATCTCCATCTGTGATAGAGCACCTGAGAAAGATCTAGTAAATCCTTGACCAAGATACTTACCTAATAACTCAAATCGAGTTACTAATCTTTCTACTTTATCACCTGTCTCAACTGAAGCATCACCAGATTCAGTAGTAGACTTAGCAGCCTTTGCTTCAGCCTCTGCTAAGTTAGCAGCAGCCTTTGCTGCTTTCTCTTGTTCTTTTGCTAACTCTTTAGCAGCCTTTGCTGCTTCTCTATCTGAATTTGCTTTTGCACTATTGATATTATTGAAACCTTGAACAGCAACACCTAGTGCCTCAATCTTCTTAATAGCATCATCTAGTTCTTTTGTTTCAACTACGAATTTAAGGCTGGTCAAATCCATTTTATACCTCTTTTAATATAAGTTCATTATGAAGTAGCAACCTAACTACTTTCTTTTTGATTATGTTTGGTTATTTTTAAACCAAAAAGAAAGCCCTCGGTTAGGAGGGCTTAGGTTATTTATTATTCTTTTTGTTCTGACGTTCTGCTTCTTTAGCGTATATCTCTAAAGCGATTCCATCTAATTTAGAAATCATCTCTACTTCCCACTCTTCTGGTTTTACTTCAATAAGAGTAAAGTACGAGAGTATTTCAGAGTACTGAATAGGGTTAATACCGAATCCATTACTTGTTCTTTTATTATTTAAATCAACAAACCACTTATACACAAACTGCATACTATGTGGTAACTCAAGAAGATCCTCAAGTTCTTTAGGTTTAATACCTGTTTGTCTTTGAACAGAAAGTAACTTTGACCTTAAAGAATTAGACCCGCCACCTAGTTTAAACTCTTGACGGGTGTACTCTATTAACTCTTCGAGGTCTTCGGCGTAAAATTTGTTACATCACTCGACTCTTGCATAATAGCATCACGAATCCAAGAGTGCGCTGTAAGAACCTCTGATGCCTTCTCTTTTGAGAAAGGAACTTCCTTGCCGTCTTCTGTAATACCTTCCCATCCTACAAGTCGAACTAAAGTAGATTCAACACCTAGTTGCTCTGCTTCATCAAGATCCATATCATCCAAATCTTTACCTTTGCGCTTTGCAATGGCTTGCTTCTGCTGATACTCTTGGAACTTCCTGCGGCTGTATGCTTTAACAGTACTAGACATATCACCTAGAATTGTTAGTTTAGCACCTGAACCTGCACCTGTAGGTAACTTTAGTTCAAATGTATAACCTGCTTCTGCTGCCTTAGAGAAGTCTTGCTTTTGTAGATCAAACATGAGTTGGTAATTCCTTTCGTTTATTAGTAAAAATAGATATAAAAATATCTAAGACTAGGTTCTATTTTATCACCTGTATTCTGCATTGTCAAGAGTATATAAGATATAAAAAATCCCCCTACCGTTAAGTAGAGGGAAATTCTATTTGATTAAATACTAATCAATTATTAGGCTGCTAGTGAGTCCTGAATAACAATTGTGGTTACATCAGCAGAACCTGTTGTAGGATTTAATAGTGCTTGGAAATCACAAGAAGCAGTAATACCTTGCTCACCGTCATCCTTGGTGAAACTATTGATCTTAATACGTGGAAGTGTAATGCTCATGAAATCAGCATTAGCAGTATTATTTGTAGTTAAGGTAAAGATTACTGAAACTTCTGTTTCATTCTTGAATGCTTCACGAGCAACAGCATCTGTGAAGTAAAGGCTTAGACTACCGTCTACAATAGCGCGACCATCAAATGACTCAGAGATTGAGTTGCTACCTAGAACTGTAGCATTGCTGATATTACGGTTGATGTTAACTGAAGCATCTGTAACTACAGCAACTTGAGTACCGTTGAAAATAACAACACCGTTAACACCTGCGAATACACCAGAACTACCTAGTGCTGTTGGAGTAGTGAAGTACTGTGTAGTACCTGTAGTGTTAAGATCCTTGCCCATGAAGGAAAAGTCAACAGTAGACATACCAGTTGAAGGGATACTAATACCTACTGTATTAACCTTGCAACCTGTGTAGACTTCTGATTGAGCAATGTCAGAGTAAAACTCTTCTACTGTAAATGAGTCAGAAGTATGACCTGTTTGTGGTACAAAAGTCTTCTTACCAAATACGCCGATAACACCTGCTGCCGTAACTGAAGTAGTAGTGAAACCAGAACCGTTTAGAACAACGAATGTCATGGTTAGAGCAGCAACAGCAGTAATGAGCAGGTTCTTGTTTAGATCACCAGCAACCGCACCAGTACCAGCGGTAATACGAATTACGTCACCAATCTTGAAACCGTCTGTAATCCATGAGCCTGAAGGACGAGTAAGAACAGTAGAAGTTGCTGTGAAAGCAGCAGCAGTACCTACACCTGTGCCAGCACCGGGAGCAACGAATGCCTTGGCTAGAGCAGCAGCAAATAGGTCTGAGTAAGAACCGGGAGATAGTTCACCAGAGACAGAACCATCAGCAGAACGTACACCATGTCGGAAGTCTGACATTTGGTAGTCTGTACGAATTTCGTCTGACTGATAAGCATCTTTTGTTAGATTGAAAGATGAAGTAACTCTACGTAGTAAGCGACCACCAGTAGCACCTGCGAGAGTACCGTATGTTGATTCTTTCTTAATTGCTACTTGCTTTGAAATACCTTTTGCAATTGGCATAATTTTATTCCTTAAAGTTTAATTTGCAAATTTACTTTAATTCAGAGAGGTTAAAATACCCCTACAGAATACTGTATAAGAACAGGTACTATAATTCTATCTCCAATGATAGAAGTTCCTGCGATTTGTGGCGTTCTAATAATAATTATTTCGCTTGCGCCTTCTACGAGAGTTGTACCCCTCTGAAAATAACTTCTTACTAACTCTGCTCTTGTTAGAACTTCTGAAGTTCCTTTATTACTTGGATAGCAGAGAAATACTTGGAACTCTCCTACCTCTCTATAATACCCATCCCCTATAGTAGGGTTGTCTGGTTGGTTAGGTGATAACTGTACTTTTTGGTACGGTACACCTTGAGTTGGGGTAAATGATACTGCTTCATACGCAGTCTGTATAGAAGGAGTAATGCTATTAAGTGTCTTTTCAAAAGCCTTTTTAATATCTAATATAGCCATTAGTTTCCTTCATCAAAATAAGATTTTAGATCTACATTATAAGCACTAAAGATAGCATCAAATACAGGCCCATAAATACCATCTGGTGCTTGTGAAGAATATCCATTCTCAAGACTTCCAAAGGTAGAGAATGGAACTCCTGAATTAGCGATATAAGGTACACTATTGGTAATGTAAATACTGTCACCTAATTTAAACTTAGGAGTTACTTTCTCTGCTTTATCTTTAATATTATCAGCACCTGCATCATTCGCAAATCCTGTGAAGTAAGGATCTTCCATATTAAGGGTCATCTTCCAACCACCCTTAGCGTGTCCCGGTCTTGGTATAAGATTGAAACTCTTTTGACGAGCCTCAATATTGTACATTGGGTTCATCGTACCAAAAGGAGTAGTGTCGATAGCCTTTACTATAATATTATATGAAAACTTAGTAGCCATCTTCATTAGCCTACCTTCAACTTCATTCTTATAGTCAGTTATTTCTTTAAGTAACTGTTTAGTATTCATCTCTAGTTGCATACAAAAGCCTCTTAGACTACACCAATGATTCTATATAAAACAATTGAACCTTGAGCAGCATGACTCTGTACAGAATCTACTTTATAAGTTTTAGAATTGAAGATAATTAAGTCTTGTGGCTTAGGTACAAAAGCAAGCCCACCTGCATACAAGTAAAACATACCAGTATCTTTACCAATTAAATTTGGATAATTGAACTGATTTACATTAAGATTTTTCATGTAAATCTTAACAGTATAACTAGTTTCTGTATTAGTTACAGATCCAGCATTTACATCATACGTACCTTGAGTAACTGATTTATATGTACTAGAAAGACCATTTCTTTCAATAGCCTCTGATGTAGCCTTAGCAAATACATTCATAGTTGCACCTTAGATACTAAATGGATCGTCATTTACAGGATAGGTGTATACTCCATCATCATTTGCTGTAATCACAGCATTTGTATCAAATACATCTACGTTATCTTGCATATCTTGTTTACTAATTCCACCGCAGTATGCATTGACAGAAGTTAAAACAGGATTTAGACTAGGATCTCTCAAGAACATTTGAAGAGATAGTCTGTACTGTTCAGCAGCCTTGCTTCCTTTTACAGAAAAGATATCTACTGTTTCTTCACCTCTTAGAGATAACTGCAATAGGATAGTCCTAGCAGCCTCTAAAGATGCTCTACGAACAGAAGACTCATTCTTTGTAAGAAAGTACTCATATGTAGCATCATCAAGAATAGGGAATGCTGTATCTAAATCAGCAACTGCAACTCTGCATTCTTGTATTAAAGTAAGAGCCATTTTAATCCTTTATTATTTCAGAGTTGTAACCTAAGAACACTATCAGAATTCTTAGGATACAAGGGAGCCGAGACTCCCGAGTAAAAAGCAATTTTAGTTGCTTGAGAATAGTCTTACGACTGTTGCTGGTCTACGAACTAGGTGTAGTTGGTTAGACTCTGACTGAAGAAGAATGCCTTCATCCTTAGGATCACGGTATTGGAATACATAGGCTTCTTGACCTAGTGTATTAACTAGTGATAGTTTGTTGGCTGGTGAGAAATAACTCATGAAGGTATCTGAAGTACCTTGTGGTAGTGCATAAGCATCACCTGAAGGAATTAGAGCAGTACCATTGTATGAGCCTCTGTATTCGATGAAGTCCATACCACCGTGGCTGAATCTACGATATACGCCAGAACCTAGGCGTGAACGTAGTGGGTCTTGGATTGAAGTGTAGTACTTGTAAGCATCCTTTAGACCAGCCTGAGCGATTAACTTAGCGAAGAATACTGGTGAGCAAAGAACTGTAACGCCTGTGATAACTTCACCTGAGAGTTGGTTATCTTGAATGTGAGCGATACCTTCTTCAATCTTGGCAACTACGTCAGTAGTAGTAGTACCTAGAACGAAGTCGATTTCCTTACGGGTGATACCGAAAGCGGTGTAGTAGTTATCAACAACAGTACCGTTAGGAGCATAGATAGCACCTGTGGTAATAGCATAAGCACGACCTGCTTCCATTGTGATAGCATGGTTACGACGAATACGCTCTAGTTTACGAGCAATAACAGCAGACTCAGTATCTACTTGGTCTGAACCATAAGCACGCTTACCTGCTAGATCTTGTGGTGAAACTTGATCGTCTAGTGCAAAGTGTGGAACACCGAAAGCATAGATGCTACGGGTGTCGTTAGCGTTTACGTTGTTACGAGTACCGCGATAAGTGTCAGGAATGACGCTTAGTGTACCGCTGGTTGCTTCTACAGTAACGGTATGCTGTGATACTGCTTCTGAATTGAAGATGCCGAGTTCGTTAATTAGACCCCATGAATTAGGGATTAGATTAAGTTCTTCGGTAAGATCGACTACCTCAAATGGTTTGTCAAAACTGCGAATAATAGCCATAGTTTTTCCTTAAAATTTAATATTCAGTATCTAAATGATTTAGACTGTTGTGTTAACAGAGATACCCTTGGCTTCAAGAGCAGCATAAATAGCAGCCTTCTCAGCATCGAGATCATGGCTTGCGTCTAGGACTAGAGCAGCCTTAGAAACAATGGCTGGGCCTTTTAGTAGAACTTGGACTACTGTATCTGTAGTTGCAGGAACAGTCTTGTCTTCTAGTAGGATAGCATCGGCAGTTTGTGAACCATCAACAGCGGTCTGTACGCAGATCTTGTACTTACCACCAGTTGTAACCTTGCCAAGAACTGTACCAATGACTAGGGAGCCAGCAGTACCGTTGTATGTAACGGTAGCACGGTTGTAACCCATTTCAGGCCATAATTCTTGCTTAACAAGATTGCTGAATCGTTTATTTTCTGTATATAGGAGAGACATATTTTTTCCTTAAATTTAAAATTACTTACTTAGACGGGCTTTAATGACACGCGCAATAGCAGATTCCTTGACGGTATCATCAGCCTCTACCTGCACACCCTTTTCAACAAACAAATCAGAACTGTCGATAACAGCCCGCATATCTGATAACGCCTTAACGATATCTAGAAATTCTTTTTCATTCTCAATTAGACCAACTGCTTTGAATAGAACTTCGGCTTTTGCATCATCCTTAACAGCATTCTTGACTTGCTCAAAACGTGCCTTAAGGATAGCGTCCTTCTTTTCTTGTTCAAACTTAGCAACTAATTCTAGTGCTTTTTGTAGTTGTTCTTTCTGTTCATCAAATGCCTTTTGAATAGCCTCAAACTGTGATTTCTCAACAACGTCGGCTTTTACTTCATCGGCTACTTGTACTTCTTTCGTCATACTGTTTCCTTTAGTTACGGTTTCAGAAGGTTCAACCTTCGTTTCAGTTTCATCCGATTGTTCTGCTTTCGCAACGGCTTCGGTTGAGCCTTCTTCAGCATTAGACATAATAGCCTTTGCAGAATTCTTTTCTAACTTATCAATCTTCTTGAAGGCTTTCTCGATAAGTTCTTGATCTTTAAGCATTGATAGATATTCGTCTTCATTTAGACTAGATAGTACTTCTGGGATTGAAGTTGCTTCGTATAGAGACTTCATTACTTCAAAAGCCTCTAGTTTAGATTGGATATAATCTTCGTAAGTGCTAGGCTCTGATTCCATAGCATATTCGGCTGCATCTTCTGCTTTGTCATCCTGCATAGCAGTAGTTAGACCAAGTGCTCTAGCAAGAACTTCAGCGTCTTCACCGTACATTCCAAAGAATCTACATAAGAAGTCGGTAATCTCTAGAGTAACAGTTACTTGTGATGCCTTCTTAATAAATTCATCTGAGAAATTCACAGACTTCATTACTAGAGCATAGTCAGCACCTGATGCAGGGCCACCTTGACTTTCGCTGACAAGGGCGAAGTGTGCCCCATCTTTACTGAAGTCAATATTGCTTAACTTTCGTTTCGCTTTTCGTTTAATTAATTCACTCATCAGTATCCTCTTCTAAGTTTTGAACTGATGCTAAAGCACCAATGCTTACACCATTAATCTTCCCTGATTTAACAAGTTCCCATACTTCAGCATCCCTGATTTGTAGATTAACTAACCAAGTACCTGCTTTTACTAGTTTTTCACCTAGTACAAAATCTGTAGGGGCGATAAAACTTTCTACTATAGAAAAGGAATCTGTTTCAACTAAATGAAAAAGATTTGCTTTCATACAGAAGGTATTAAAGTTATGACAGGCTTTACGTACTTCATCTACAGTAGTTACATCACCATGAAGATCAACTTCATCTGGTAACATAGCCACAAACATGACTTGCATTAATTCTTCATTCGTTGCTTTGCTGACTTGAAGTTTCATCCAAGATAAATTATCTTCTCTGTTTACTTCTTCATCAGTAATGTCTTTGCGATAAGACTTAAGAATCTCTTCTTGTTTTAGAATACGTCTAGCAAAGGCTAAACCTGCACTTCCACCCCAAAGTAACCATGCAATAGTACCTGCTGTAGGCCCACCGTCAGGCATCTTCTTCTTTGGAGCATAATTCTTTTCATGCCTAGAGAAAAAGGAGTACATCCTCTTTACTGTGTCTAGACTAAGATTTCCATTTATAATGTCTCTTGCTCTTGCTACTCCAGAACCAACGCCTTCAGCATTTGCTTGAGAGGCATCTAAACCCCCTCTGTTGAACTTCTCTCTTAGAGCGAGTCCCCTGCTTGCGTTATTCTTCATTGCTTGAGTAGGGGCAAATGATTTTGCTTTTTTAATTTCTTCCATATTACCCTTTTTATAAATGCAATACTTATAATATATACATATTAGTATACCACACCAGACTTGCATTGTCAAGGTATATAACATACTACAGTATAATTATAAGTATTGCTGTACTCTATTACAGAGTAATTGCCGATTTAGAAGATATAGGTTTAATTAAATTGCCTGTACTGATATCAACCTTAATGCTTAAGTCTACGTATGTTCCTATGTAATTATCACCCTCTGGGCCATATGCTACACCAGCAACAACCTGTGAAGGTAAAGGCCAGTAAGGATATTGTAGACTTGCTCCAACTCCATTTATATTATAAACAGCAGGAGTAACATTTAAGATCTTAGTCTTCTCAAACTGAGCAGGTGCTCCAGTTATACTATATGATGAACTTTGTGAGTTCAGTATCTTTGTAGTTACTAGTCCAGCACCTGATGAAGATACTGTATAAGAACTAGAAATAGCATCTAAAGTAACATCTCGATCTAGAGTAGCAGAACTTCCTGTTAATGAATAACTAGAAGCATTTGCTTGTACTGCTCTATCTGAATAAGAACTAGAAGCAAAACCAGTTAGAGAATATATACCTGTATCAGAACTTAATACTCTGTTACAATCTAAACGAGCATCATTTCCAGTTAAGGTAAACGAATTAAATTCTGCGTTGAATAGTAAACTTCTTGAGAATACTACATCAAAACCTGTCTCTGAGTAAGATCCAGATCCTGCATTAACTGAATAGTTCTTACCGATTCCTGCATCAAATCCAGTTAGACTATATGAACTTGTTTGTACGCTTACTACTGTATTACGTAATAAAGCACTATTTGACCCAGTAAGATCATAATTACCAGAAGAAGAATTAAGGGAAATTCCTCTTAGTATACTAGCGGCACTTCCTGTTAAATCATAAGAAGCACTTTGAGCATTTGGATTAAATGTCTGGTACTTGAAAGAATCTACACCAGTTAGATTATAAGTACCTAGATTTGGAACTAAATTAATACTTCTTGCTAAAGTACTAGATGCCCCTGTATAAGAGTAAGAACCCGAATTGGCATTAACTGATAAATTAGGAGTTAAGTTTGTAGTTAAAGTAGCAGGGGTTCCTGTTGTACTAAATGTACCAAAAGCCGCATCTAAGGAAAGATTAGCGGTTGCACCATTAATAAGGTTAGCCGCAACACCGTTAATAGATATTGTACCAGAATTAGAAGATAGAACTAAATCTACTCTTGTTGTAGCAGAACTTCCAGTAGTGCTATAACTACTTGGACTTGAAACTAGTAATATACTTGTATTAAGTAAAGAAGCAACTCCTGTAATTGAATAACTACTAGGTGCTGCATCAATTGTATAACTAATACCTAAGTTTGCTGCTACACCAGTTGAACTGAAAGATCCTGAGTTAGCATTTATCTTGTATTGAATATACTGATTGCTTGCTGATCCAGTTAACTCATAACTTGAACTAGCAGAATTTAGAACTAAAGATTTTAATAAGGTACTAGATATACCTGTATATAAATAACTATCTGGGCTTGCAAGTAAAGTTCTACTTGGGGTGTTCTGTACTAGAGTAGCATCTGAACCTGTGAGGCTTAGACTTGAACTACTAGCATCTAAAGTATAAAAATTCAGTACAATAGCAGGGATTTCCATCTCTGCCCAAGATACTTGATATACTTGAGGAATTGTATAAGTAAGAGTAGCGGCTGATCCAGTTAAGGAATAAGCCTCTGTAGAAAGTACTAGGTTTTTATCTTGTAATAAAGAAGCAATCGCCCCTGAGATACTGTAAGAACCAGAGCCTAAAGATAGACTTCTTGTTGAATAAGAAAAAGAGTCTAACCCTGTAATTGAATAACTACTTGGTACTAATTCTAAATTACGATTAGAAATAAGACCAGCAGTTACTCCAGTTATAACATAACTTGAAGGACTAGCATCTAATGAATAAGCAACTAATGCTAACTCAAAATAGTCTGCACTTAGAATTACACCAGCGGGGCCATTATCCCAATAATCGGAACCACCTTTTATACCTCGTGGGAGATCAAACTCTGGATTCTTGACCATAATATTTTACCCGTGCGCGATCTTAGACTGACCTCTTACTGTACCAGTAGTTGTTGTTGAACAAATCATTAACATCATTAAACAAGAATCATTTTCAATTTCTGGAAATCCCAATTGTGCCCAGTCAAAAGTCTCTGTCTTGTTAAGTAAAGGGCAAGAAACAGAAGTACGTGGCCTAGTTGCTGTGATACCAAAGTTACCTGCTGTACCAGTAGTTGCTGATAATGTAACGCTGTTGACTGCTCTGATATATCTTCCTGAAACAGCAGAAATTAAAGGATATAATCTACCTGCACGAGGAGTAGCACCTAAAGCAATTGCTGCTAAGTTACCAGTAGAAGCATCATCGTAAGTTACGTTAACCGTAGCATTAACGCCTGTAGCACCAAGAGCAGTATAAACTTCTAACCACCATTGAACTTCGTCATAAGTAGCATCACCAATTCTAGCAGCAGAAGGTGCTAAAGTAACAAGATTCAATGCTCCTTGAGCAGTAGTAACAATTCCTGATAAACCACCCATGTGAGCAATTCTGTCATGAATTTCTAGATTAGTTGCACTATTACCTGTTTGAACCGCTAACCAGCCAAGATAACTAGTAGCAGGAGATGTCTGATTGGTAAGACCAAAAGAACCTGCTAAAGCCTGTGTACAAACAGCAGCAGTTGAAGGAGTTGCTCCGACACCGGGAGAACCAGCAGAAGTCCATAAACTAAATACCTGTCCCGCTACAGTATTAGCAAGAGATGCTTTATCAATTACCTGTCTATCTGCGCCATTTCCCAGTCCTGCGATTAAACCATCTCTTGTAGTAATCATTCTACTAACTCCATATAAAGTTCATCAAAAGCACCATTATCACCTAAGATATAAGCAACTTGTCCAATAGAATCAGTAACTGAATCTGTAATAACATAAGTGTCTGGGAAGGACTCAGCAAAAGGATATAGCACTCTTACCGTATCTCCTGTATTAAACATAATAAAACTCCTTTATATTAACTACTGACAAATCTTAATCTTAAATCTGTATAGTTTGTGATTGAATCTGCTTCAGTAGAACTCAAAGTAAATGTAAAGGTTTGAAATCCTGAAGTTAACGTAGGAACATGAGTAGCAATTAAGGTAGTACCTTGATATAAACTTACAGTTAGAGTTCCGTTGCCTTTTGCTCTGTATCTAATAATGTGTCCAGTAGATGATGCTGGATCAAATCCTACCCCTAACTTAACTTCACTTGTTGTTGAAGTACTAGCAAGAATATAATCTGCATCGTCATAAGGAGTCTCATCTAGCATAGAGAATAAATCAGTACCACTAGAAGGAGTCCATGCTCCTGCTGTGATATCTGAAGTAGGTCTTAGTAACTGTACTACAGCAGATGATAAAGCACTTCCTTGAAGTAAAGGGCTAAACCACATATTATGCTACCTGTCTGATAGACCAGATAATACTACGATCTGTTCCTTGGTTTTTCTTTAAAGAAATAGTCCAACCATGCAAAAATAATAAAGCAGGTGTTACATAAATAGGTTCTGATTGAACTCCACTAATGATTATTTCTTGAACTACTCTTTGTGTAGAAGAAGAGATAGTCTTTTCATAAATTCTTAGTCTATATTCTTCTGTAGCAGTCAGGGCATTAAGATCAAGGAATACTTGATAAATACCATCTGTTGTTTGTGATCCTAGAGTAGTTGTACTGCTTGGAAGATCGTATTCTGTAGCACCAATGGTTGCTGTTCCACTAAATGATTCTGCGATAGCCATTATTCTGCACTCCAGTAGGTGAACGATACATAGCCTGCGGTTCCATTACCTCCAGCAGCATTACCCGACCCGCCACCGCCAGCAGCACCATAACCAGTTCCAGAACTTCCCGCCATACCACCACCAGCAGTAGCCGATCCACCTGCACCAGATCGACCATAAGCAGAAGCACCACCAACTCCACCGCCACCTAGGGAAATAGTGGTTGTCGTTGCTCCTGATGCAACTGAACTAAATGGTTGAAGTAAGTTTTCAAAGTTGCCACCTATCATCGGGCCACCGCCAGAGGCTCCCGCAGTAGTGACTGTGGTGCTTGCGCCGCCGCCACCGCCACCAGTATTACCCGAAAAACTTCCTCCCCATAAATTGAGAAAAAGCGCGGAATCGCCCCGAACGTTATAATTTCCTTGAGAAGAACCCCCGCTAGTAGGTGTTGCTTGAGTAAGACCCCCACTCCCCGGGTTGCCGCCGTTACCAAACTGCCCAGAGGCACCACCGCCAGTTACTGTGCCCGGATTGCCTCCTCGCGTAACATAACCAAACCCCACTTGACCCGAATTAGCAGAGCCAAGTTGAGCATTTAACAAGCCAGTAAGAACAGTAGCCCCACCAGAACTACCTCCTACACCAATAGCACCACCAGCACCACCAGCACCTACAGTTACTCCAACAGAAGAATTTGGCAAAACCGAAAAAATTGCGCCCTCAAGAGCAATCCCACTATCTCCACCGCCACCACCTGCCAAAGAGTTTCCAGTTCCATATCCACCACCTCCACCTCCCGCACCGGAGATCATTGTGGTAATAAGTTGAGTAACACCTACAGGAACAACAAACGTCCAAGGCCCGTTTACTGAAGTAGCATCCGTCACCCCGTCCCTTACAACTCCTGTACCTCGAATAAACTCAACAACGTGTTGTTTTAATGCTAATCCACCTAAACTCATACTACCCCCAAAATTCTAAGTGAATCTTCTTCTGTAATAAGATTCTGAGTTACAAGATAATTAACAAAAAATACAGTATCTTGGTCATCTAGTTTAACTTCTTCAGCAAGATCTAGCATCTGAAGAGCGTCTTTAATAACAGCATCTTCTTGTGCTCTAATAGCAATTCTTTGCTGTGCAGTAAATCTTCTTAAAAAAGTAAGTCTACTAATTGGATAAAGAATAGGAGGTTTTGGTGGAGATTTAGTAAAAACACCTGCATTATATAAATCTCCAATTCCAAATTGACTTAAAAGTTCTGTTCGTTCGATACAAGTATAGTCGGGATAAAATTGTTGAGCGCGTTCAGTAGAATCTGCTGAAATACAATTTTCAATGACACTATCTTTGATAAGAAATACGTCCATATTTTATCCTTGTATGTTATATTAAACTAGTGTAAAGATAGTACCGGGAGTAGTATTATTAAACTTTACAGTAAATGTTTCAGTATCTGCTAGAGTAACTGAAGAACCATAGTCCCACCAAGCAACAGCAGCGTCAACTGGTGAAGTTGCTGTGTCGTTATATAGAACAGCATAGCGGAATGGGCCTAGATTGCCACCAGCAGCAGTAAAGACTACTTGAGTACCAGTAACAGTAGTTGTACCGCTTGCTTCACTTACCGCAATAGTAGTAGCAGTACCACCTACTGTATAACCATTTACAGCAGCAGGTGAAGGATGACTTGATACGTTCCATGAAGCATCAGTTGCTGTAGGAGCAGTATTAGTTAAAGCGATTTTGAAAGTATGAGCATCCCAGTCATGAACGCCACGAATTAGTTGTTCTGAGAAGTCTTGAAATTTATTATAAGCAGCCATTTATTTTCTCCTTGAATTATAGGAAGGTATACATTTATATACGAGTATTAAAATATAGAATTATGGAATTACGGATTCATCTATTGACAGGATGTTTCCACCTATATCATAGTTGAATACTCTTCTATAAGTCTTTGAGTCATGTAAGTAATCAAGTTGAGTTACTAATCCTGCACTATAAGTAATTAACTTATAATTTCCAGAGTCATAATCAATTCTTGTTACGTCAGATCCTGTATAAGTAAATACAGCATTCTTCTCAGCATCTGAGGAAAAAGGATTAACTGTTTTAAGTTGAATCGCTTCTCCTGTAGAATCTTTTCTAAATACTTCATGCGCTTGAGCATAAAGTCTTACTGAACTTACAGGAGTAGACTCTGCATCAGTAGTTTGTTCTGGTAATTCTATACTTGTTAGAAATTTATTAGACATTAGATATCCTTATAGACTACTAAAGCCTGTTACAGTAACTACTAAACCAGTAATAGATACTGTAGTAGTTATACTTACTGTATTAACATCTGTGCTAACCGCTTGAACTTGAACTTGTTGGTTGTTGTACATACAATTAATTGTGAAAGCATCTCTATTAACAAGTTGTAAGTTATGCACAAAAGAATAAGGTGTATTTGCTGTAGTGTTAATACTAGAGAAATAACCTTTTACTACATTAGAAGGAACAGCAGTAGAAGAAGAAGCATTCAGGCTACCTGATATCCTCCAATCTATATAATCTCCACCTTCAGTAGTACTCACTACTCTAGCGTTTACTGCATTAGTATAAGCATCTCTTGCTTCATAAATTACAGTAGCAATTGGTACAAACTCAGCAAAAGGTAAACCAGTAAGACTTGCTATTTCTGTTTTTGCGGCAGCATTAACTTCTGCTTTAGTAACGTACTGCTTACCAAGTAAAGCAATTACAGGTTCATTAATATTATTTGTAGCAAGAATATGTACAAGAAAAAAGTTATTATTAGTAACTTCACCCAATGACCAAATACCAGCAGTTTCTGAATTAAATGCAGGTTTAGTTCCTGTAGTATAACTTGGACTATCACCTGATAGTACTAAAGGATAATTATCAGCAGTAGTCTTATACCAGTTAGTCGCTGCACCTAATCTATAAAAGACAGGAAAGTTACCTAGAGCAGCAAGAGTCTGTGGAAGGTCATTAGTAATAGTATGCTCAATATCTTCGTCTGCAATCCTACCATCTAAGATACCAAACTGAGCATGACTAGATAGTGAACCATTACCATCTACAATCATACCAGTAAGACTTAAACCACTTCTGTACTGTGTACCTAACGATAGATGCAAGTGCGCTTGAGTAGCACCATCCATCTGCATCCCATGTCTTTCATCAGCGAAGTAAATTGCTTGCTGCTGATCAACTTGCCAGTAAATAATACTGACCATTGCGTGTTTAAGAAATAAATCTGAGTTAAAAGTACCAGTAACTTTCAGTACTGAATCAGTAGAATCAAAGTAGATATAGTACAAACCTGTAGTATTAAGGATGGTAACACTATCACTTGTATTTTTATAAATCTCACCACCTGCTAACCAAAGGGTATATCCTTCAGCAACAGGACTAATAGTAAATATTCTAGTTGTGTTACTAAACGCTAAAGCAGAAGTTGTTCTATTTACAAAACCAGTAGGCTCAATTCCACCTAATGTTTTTGTTTGAGATAAACTAACGTAGTTCTCTATAGTCTCATCTACATTAATAGGCTTAGTAACAAGTTTCTCTGCTGTATCAAAAGTAAGAACAAGTCTATTCTTTTCATCAAAATCAGCAGCAACTAATGTTCTATCTTGACCTACAGGAAGAGCATTCTTACCAAGAAACTCTTTCTTCATCGGTTGGCGTACAGCAGAATCCTCTACAACAGGGATAGGAGCCTCTACAGCGCGTTTTTGAAGTACAGCCGATAGATGAGAAGGAGGCTTAGGTTTTAAAGGCTCTGAGAGCCTCCTAGAGCCTTTCTCTATAGCGTTCATTGAGGCTATACCAGAGAAGATACATTCATCTTCTGTAAGACCTCTATCCTTAGCAGAGTTATAAGCAGTTAAGAATACTTTCTTTGATCTTTCTGATTTATTCTGAACTGCTGGAGGCAGCACGTTTTCATCATATAGCATACCGCCTCCATTCAAGATTATTAAACTGCTTTTCTAGATTATTCAATTCTGTACTTTGACTTGATAATCTCTTCTACGCTTTTCTTAACTTTCTTCTCTGCTTGTTCTGCATTTTGCATAGCAGCAAGTGAAGCGATTCTTGCTTTCTCTTCTGACTTAGTTGATCTATATGTTTCATTGAAAACACGAATTGCTACTTCACGAACTTTAAGAGATTTCTTTGAAGCCCATTGTGGTACGTTATCTTTTGAGTACATTATATTTCCTTATAGATTAAGCAGCGTTATCTAAGTTTAAGGTAGAAGTATCAGTACCGCTTACTTCTGTACTAGTACCCTGACCAGCAGTTACCATACCATCACCTGCTCTTGAAGTATTACCAGATAAGATATCTGTCTGAGGATCTAGGCTATCAGGAAGAGCATCTAGTCCAGCAGCAGTTCTAACTGCATTAAGAACAGCGCGATCCTTCTCTACTAGACCAACAGAACTAACACGTTGCCAGTACTTACTTAGTGTCTCAAGATCAACTGCGTGTAGATTCTCGTAATCTAATGAAGCACAGCGTGAAACTTCCCAACCATTTAATTCATACAACTGTCGAACTACATCTCTGTTAAAGCACTCAACAATATTATTAAGCATAGCCTCAACAGCAGAACCAGTAAGACTGTTCTTAATCTGTCCGAGAGCAAATGAACCACCACCACCTTGACCTAAGACTAGAACATCAGCAAACAAACCTGTGTAGATCTGATTCTGGTAGTATTCTTTAACCTTAGAAGTATCAAAACTCTTCTTACCACCTTCAGAACTTAGTAGTCTGATATCGAATAATTTCTCTCTTGTATCTGGATCTACTTGCGAAGGTAGAATAATACCTGATTGAGAATTGTTCTGGATATTACGAATAATATTCTTAAAGTTTTCATAAATAAGTTTCTGTTCAGAAGAAGCATCAGAAGACATATACTGCGCTGGAATCTCAAGGATAGGAATACCCTGAAGATCTCGTGCTACACCAGAGGCTTCGATCTCTTGGATCACCTCAAGGTATCTCCAAGCAAGATAAACATCCCTTAAGGGACTTTTACCGAAAGGATCACCTCTTGTTCTACCTGTAGTAATATGTACGTACTTACTACGTGGAAGAACTACTTCTAGAGCATTTCTTGCTGTGAAAGTATTAGTACCTACATTAGATAGGTTCTGCTTTACACCAATAATCTCATTACCTGTATCATCAAAGATGAACTTCTGGATAGTCTCTTGATTTCTTAAAGATAGTTTCTTTAAACCAATCTTACCGTCATCATACATACTACCATTAGACTTGAATCTTCTTCTGTAGACTTTCTCTACAATAGCGAAACCGTATACATTGCTTGTTAGAGCATCTCTAATGAATTGTCTGAATGGCATCTGCATATCAGATAAGCATTCATTAATAAAAGCCGCCTGTGCTTTTTCTTCTTCTGTAGCATCAATTGGAGCAATTACTCTCCAGTTTACTTTAGAGATTAAGTTTTCATACAACGTCAAACAAGCATTAATACTTGTGTGATATGACATTTGTTTATAAGTATCAGCAGAGTAAGGCCAGTTTAACTCTCGCTTGATTTCGTCGTTAGTTACACCGTTGAATAACTGCACACCTGTATAACCAAGTTCGCCTAGTCTGAATCTTTCAGGTTCATCCATATAGTTAGAAACAAGAGCCTTTACTACAGGTGCAGAAACAGCAGAGTCAGCAGATTGATCTTTCTTAGTCCTTGCCATATATTAAAGGCTCCTTATATTTTATTAAAAATTATTACTAGGTAATGTCAAACCTGAAGATGGTAAAGATATACCAGACATTTCAAATGAAGGTGCTTGAAACAAATCAGGCAAAGAAAATGTAGGCATTACAAAATCTTTATTCAAAAGACTAAAACAGTCACTTACGCAGTCAACTTGGTCGTCATGATGTTTACCAGATCCATCAAATATCTCTAGTTCATCAAAGAAATCTTTATTCCATTCTGCCTTGACTACATTAACAAACCCTGCTTGCGCTACACTACTGAAAGGAGCAAATCTAGTAATCTTAGATTTAACAGGACGTTGTAATCTACAAGTAAACCCCATCTCACCAAGTCTCATTTGTAAGTTCTTGGCATAAGCCGCAGCAGCGGCATTCGGATCTTGTGGAATAGAAATAATAACTTCTGTACCATCTTGTACTGCTGTACTAAAGATAAGTTTCTCTACTTCATGTACTCTATCTCTTAAGCCTACTACACTTTCTATAGTATAAACTTTCGCTTTATCCTTAGAGATTAAAACACCTCTAGTCCAGTCTGGATTAGCGTACTGCTCAGAAGGCTTAGAGAAAGCAAAGTCCCAAGCACGAACCCGTTGTGTAGCCCTTGCATTTGCATGATCTACTAATCCAACCCAATCTCTCTTAAATAATCCAGATGACTCTTGTCTAGCAAACCAAGACCCAAGTAAAAGCCTCTCCATCTCTACTCTAGGTAAAGACATTAACCTGCTTATATAATCAGGCTGTGCTTTTAATAAAGGAGGATTATCTCTACAAGTAGCAGGAATAAAAGTAAATGTAGACAGACCAGATTCATTACCTGCTCCATGAACAGCCTCTGCTTCTGCTAAAGAGTTATACCAAAGCATAGTATTACCTTGCCTGAAGAACCAACGCTTTACACCTGCTAGTTCTTCTTTAGGAATACCTGTATTTGGATCTAAATAGAAATCCTGAATCCATGTTCTTAGGAATGAATTATAATCAGGATTAGTCATCATGAACATCTGTGGTTTATAATCTACATACGCATTACGTAATCTAGATAATAAATACACAATCATATCTTCTGTGAAGTCTGTTGCTTCATCAAAAATAACTAATGAGTACTGACCACCTTTATGATCGTACATATTACTAGCGTGCTGCATATGACTGAACTTCAGGATAGCACCATTAGGAAATAGAATCTCATTTTCTCTGTGTCTTATACGTAACCCTGTCTTATATATCGAGGTGTACATATTAACGGCTTCATGCCAGATAGAGCCGGGACTCGTAATCATTTTGCTAGTTCTACGAAAGATAACTCCCGTAGCCCTTGGGTGCTGCATAAACTTCAAAGCAATCAAAAGAGAAGTATATGTCTTACCTGATCCTGCTGAACCACCACATAAAGTAATGTTAGCATCAGAGTTCAAAAAGATCTCTTGCTTCTTCGAGGCAGGTGCTAGGCTAACAATTTCAGTATCGTTTTGCATTTAAGATTTATTCTTCCGGTGTATCTCCGCTAATCATCTTTAGAGAGAATGTAGGCTGATTCTGTGCTTGGACTTCTGTCGCTTCAGCATCAGGATCTTCACTCTCGTATAAATCAAGAGTAAGCCTTCTGTAATTATCTAAAAGAATAGTAGCAGCCTTTAATTGATTCTGGTGCGCTGCTTCTTCGTTCTTCATGATCTTCGCTGCTTGCATAATAGCATCAGCAACGTGAGGTCTAATTCTACGTAGAAGCATTAAGAGTTCACGCTCTTTTAGACTTCTGTTTGTTTCTTTACCATCTTTAGGACGACGACCACCTATATTAATATTAGGGTCAGTCATTCCACCAAGTTCTTCTCTTTTCTTAAAAACCAATTTAATCTCCTTTATTTTGAATTAGTCCTGCTTAACAGGCTTACGGTGTTAGCCCTGCTTACTTTATACAGGATAGACTCTCGTGCTATAGTGTAATTACACGAAGCATTTAACGGTACTCAGTCGGTGTAGTAACTCTACACAAGTCCTAAGGTAGTAGGACAGTTGGCTAAAGACCTGCGTCTGTTTCGTTTGAATCTACTTCATTAAAAACAGCAGCAGTTTTACCATTAGGGTTTACCAGCATCTGTATCTCTATCTCGCACTCTTCATCTAATTCAACTACAGGAAGCACATAAGCACAATCCTGACAGTTATAACTATCGTTATAGAACTGCGTAATTCTATAGTAACTAGCACAAGTGATACAGGTAGGCATTTATTATTAAAATCCGTAATAAAAGAAATAAAGGTTTACTTTATCGAAAGGTAAAAAAAAAGACTCTTTCGAGCCTTGGTAAGTAATAAATGCTGCTTACTATACTACAGCGTCGATGCCGCCCTAACGGGCCTTACATAAGATTCCTCCTACGCTCGACAGATCTAGCATCATGGACTTGTGCTAATTGGTACATCACCTGTGAGCACAATCCTCTTCCCATCCCAATGGGTTCTTTAAATTAGTTCCAGTTAATTATCTGGAGTTATGCAAGTTGTGCTTATCTATGATTTACGAGCAAAACAGACATAGCAGGTTTATGAAGATGCAGAGTCTATTCATTTGTATCGTCTAAGCAGGTACTATACGCTTAATATATAATTTTACAAAGACAGTATAAATAGATTTACAATTTCTAGTAAATTATAACATCACAATACAGTATTGTCAAGGTATATGACGTTTGCTATTTCCGAATAGAGAACACAGGTAGATCTCATTAAGAGATCATGCATCTCATTGAGAGATAGTGTATTTCCCTAGCACTTTAATAAACTTAAGTTGAAGTTTAGTAAACTTCTTTCTTGCTATCGTTATATCAGATATCACTTCGCGCTTTATCCTACCTTTGTACTTGTATTCAAGCACGTAAGAAAAAGCATCTCTTGAATGCGGAGTAATCTTTAAATTACCAGATAAGTTCTTTAGAGACTCTTGAATAACAAAATACTCTTTTTTAGTAATAAGAATAAGGTTATTAAGTCTATTATTATAAATATCTAAGTCTTTATGAAACACCACCTCTGTCGAGGTAGGGTAGTAGTTATGCACTAAGCACCAAACAAGTCTGTCGTACTTAATCTTTAACCTAATTGAATTTACATTAGTTATAACCATATGCTCTTCATTAGGTAGAAGTTTTCTATACCTGACTTTATCTTTAAGCACAAAGATATCTCCTGTTGTAGGGATATACTCTAAATGCTGAGATATTTCAGATATTTGCATTATAATCCTTAGTGTATCTTAGGTTGTATTCTTAGTTTAATCTTAGGTGTAATCTTGTAAGTATATACTTTGTACTTCGTTAGAAGATTAAATATACTAAGTATTAGATAGCACATAAGATGACAACAAGATTTAAGCACTAAGGTCGTAGCACTAAACATATAGCACTAAACTCAAAACACTAAAGACTTAGCACTAAGATAAAATAATTTACTAAGTTAAATAAACTCAGTCTCTTTCAAGTCAGAATCCTGTATCTAAGATATATACCTTAGAATGTAACCTTGTAAGTATATAATCTTATTATTGTTAAATGGGTTAATATTTATTTTATTAGATAAGTCTTAAAGTTTAATCTTAGAATACATAACCGGCGATGTCATCTTATATACAATACAAATTTAATTGTATCATATTTTTGTGGTAAAGTCAAGGTAAGATTTAGGACTAAATTTGCTTAACCTATTGCTTTTTCAGAAAGTACTGCTATAATCAAAGAGTACCTTAAAAAGAGGTGTAAATAGAAGTACTCAAAAATATATTTTATTTATTTTATAAAAAGCCATAAACCAATTGACAAGAAGGAGCAAATATGCCTGACTTTAAATATCCAACAGTCCAGATCGAAGCCTATAACCTAGCAGAGTTCTGTACTAAAGTTCAAGAAGCCTTCATTAAAGGATTCAGATTTGATCTAGAGACAAACAGTAACTATCCTACAGCCTTCGGAGCGTACTACTCTGCTGGTATGCAACTAAAGGTAGAATCTCCTAAAGAAGTTACCTATAATACTGTTCTAGATCCAGTTCTAGACCCAGTTGTAGAACAAGAGATTAGCGTAGATCCTCAGGAAGAGCCACAGAAGGCTACCAGAGCCTCTAAGAAGGTATAACCAAGGGCTACATAGCCAAATGACTTATAAGACGCTCCTAGAGGCTTTAAAAGGCTTCTAGAGGTCTAGAAGAAGGAGTACGTATTGAAAAGAGTAAATAAGACTCAAGATATGCTAGTCAAGAAAGAAAAGTTCGCTAGAGTTCAGTTCCCGCAGTTGCTACCTATGAATGAAAAGCAAACTCAGTTATTAGATGCTCTTAAATACAGTACATTGGTTGCAGCACAGGGTTCTGCTGGTACAGGTAAGACACTTATTTCTGTATGGCACGCTGCTAAGAGGTTGCATTACGGTGATGTTAAGAAAGTTGTCTTGATCAGAGCATATCAACCTCTTGCTGGAAGAAGCATTGGATTCTTACCCGGTACGCTAGACGAAAAACTCCTTCCTTACTACCAACAACTTATTGATTACTTTGAGGACTATCTAGGTAAGGCTTCTACCGAGATTCACATCAAGAACAAGACTATTGAGATCTGTAGTCTAGAGACAATCAGAGGTCGTAGTTGGAACGACAGTATTATTATAGTAGACGAAGCACAGTCTTTATTTGTACCTGAAGTACAAGCACTAGTTACACGAGTAGGTAATAACTCACAGATGATCTTCTGTGGAGATGATAGCGGTATCCAGACAGATGTAAAGAACACAATGAACGGTCTTACTTATCTTCGTAAGATCTGTGAAAAGTACAAGATTGCTGATAGCACTTTTGTTAACTTTACTAGAGATGAAATCGTAAGAAGCGGTATTACTAAAGAATTCGTAATTGCCTTTGAAGAAGAGTTGTTTGCTGATGCAAGAGGTGAAAGTATCATCTCTATTCAAGATCAAGACAAGCAGTTCAAGAAATCTAGATAATAAATCTAATCTAACTAACATAAAGGATACCAATGCCTACATATTATTCAAATCTAAAGAAGACTCTTTCAAGTCAGACTCCTTCATCTAAGTCTTTTAACTCTAGTAAGAAAAATCACGAAGAAGAGATTGAACTAGAAGAAGAGTCACCTACAGCACTAGGTTTCTTTCAAAGATTCCGACAGAACAGATGCATAATTGTACCTATTGACGAAGGCGTTAAGGAAGCCTCTTACTACAGATCAGTTACTTACGGTATCTCAGAGTTATCAGAAGGTGACATCGTAGAGTTTAACATTAACTCGCCCGGTGGGAATCTCAACGGTCTGATTGCACTTCTATCTGCTATCTCAGAAACAGATGCTCACGTAATCGCTAACATCACAGGTGAATGCCACAGCGCAGCAAGTATCCTTGCTCTTAACTGCGATGAGATTAGAGTCTCTCCGCATTGCACTATGCTAGTACATCATGTCTCATTCAGCACAGGAGGCAAAGCCGCTGATATCAGAGCGTACGTCAATCACCTTAACGAGAACACAGAAGAACTTCTACGTAAGACTTATACTAATTTCCTAAGCGAAGTAGAGATTGAGAACGTCCTGAATGGTCTACAACTCTGGCTAGACGCTGATGAAGTTATCTCTAGACTAGAAAAGAAA